GAAAAATCCAATTGAAACAGAAAAAAGAGTATATGATACGTTGATGATTCATGGAAATATCATCAAGATGGTTATTTCTTATATATATTATAATAAATCAAATGACGATGATGATGATGATGACAACGAAAATCAAATATCATCACGTCCATTTGAAAATATATTTACTATCATTGATTCAATCCTCGGTATATTAAAAAATATAGTTGTATATGATTTTTCTTATATAAATTATTGTAACCTATTCTGTTTAACAGAATTACTACAGGAATATTTCAATAATATTTATACTCGCGAAGAATATTTAGAATGTGTATCTAAATTCTGTAAAAATATTAAAAATTTGGAGATATCTCCAAAAATAATGAGAGAAAAAATATATATGAAAATGATATTCAAAATGAAACCAACACAATTTATTAAACTGTTTGAATAATATCTATTATCATGGTTTTCTTTCTAATCTTCTTTCGCTTGTCCTTGACAACTCGATTTGCATCTGTTATGATCATTTGATTAATTTGATGAAATTCTGCGATGAGTATTTTCTTTAGATATTCATAAATACAGTATAACACATGTTCATCACACATACCGACAATAAGTATACTTCCAGTTCTAAATATCATGAATGATACTTCGACCACATTTGGATATAGGTGTTTTTTGTCTTCTGGAATTTTACTTCCAGTCTGTATTTCCACATCAGGATTAAAGTAGAATTTTGACTGAATTCCTGGATAAGAACATGGATCGTATATGCTTTGAATATTATACTTATATTTGAACAACTCATGTAACACTTCTCTGTTGATGTAGAATCCACAATTAAAATTGGAATTAATTAATACAGTGTCGCTCTTTTGTTTATAACCCAATGGAAGCTCTTCCACAATAAAGGGTTGTAGCGTTTCCAATATATGAACTAATATGATTTCATATATTTTATCATTTTGAACGCCAGGTATCTCCAATTTGCCCGTATTGAAGATCTTAATATGAAACTCCTTGAACATATCATCGACCTTAATACGCATGATCATTACAAAGCAGTTATAAAATGCACTCTTCTTCTTGATGCGATAACTCAGTATATCCTTCTTTGATATTCCAACACTAACTTTGCGTATATCCTTGAATTTGATTCGCCCGGTGGGATTATGAATGCTGGTAATGATTTGTTCATCATAGTAATTTTCATTTTTTAAATTTTCTTTTATAATTGCAAGCTCTTCTTCTCTCATTGAATTAAATTTCATCTGTTTTTTGATAATACCTTCTGTTGGTTGAGAATAAGGTATGATTTTTATACCCCAGAATATACTATGTAGATCTATCATTTGATTCAAATACGCAATCTTCGATTTCGTTGAAATATATATATCAGATGAAATAGGAATATCTTCATCGGCAATAATGACATCTGAGCCGAATTTTTGTATTGTTTTAGATATTGGTGGTGGCATCACAATTTCATCATCATCTGGATCTTCTTTTACAGAATCGTCATACCCAAAACAATTCGAATGTTTATGCGTTGACACAATATAATCTGTGTCTAATTCTGGTGTAGAGTTTTGAGCCATTAAGAACAATTCCCATTCATCATCTATGATTGTTGCTGACGCTGACATTTCTGTTTATACCTTATTTGCTTTCATTCCTTTAAATTAAATATATAATCAATTTTTATATATTTAAAAATGCTAAGGCGCAGCAGCAACAATAGCTGACACAATATGATCAGTTAATTGCGTCATTGCATAACCAATATAATACTCATTTTTACAATCCTGATAATGCATAATATTTTCTATGCTTTCCAGAATACCCTTGTTAATAATTGACGGCTTACTACGAATGAGGTAATTAACGAAATACTTGATAATATTTTTTACATCGATGTTATATTCGACACTGATTGTTCTTATATATTCATTCATATTCTCTTCTTTGTTCACCATTTTTCTATAAATATTCTCCAATACTTCATTATTAATGATTCTAAAATCCTTATTATCCAGAACATCTTGATTCGACTGCATGTAATTAATCATACTTCTAATATCCGACTTATATAACTGCTGTATAGAGTGAATAGTCTGCGCTGATACATTCAATCCTTCTGCCTTTGCGATACTAGAGAGAAAATTATGTATATCGTTATCTGGTATTTTATTAAAACGCATTTTCAAAAACTCATTCTGTAGACCCTCATCGATACGACTAATATAATTACATATCAGACAAAACCGCACAGAAACAGAATACTCTTGTAATAAATATTTTAGCGCTTGTTGTGCATTTTTTGTCATATAGTCTGCCTCATCTAGTATAATAAATTTCATTCCATCATTAAAGAGAGACTTTGAATTTACAAATTGACTGATTTGATTGCGAATAATATCGACCCCTCTATCATCGCTTGCATTATTTTGAATAATCAAACTTTTTGTTTTATAATTATGCTTTTCTTGAAACTCATTCACTAATGCGATAACGCTCGATGTTTTACCTACTCCCGGAGGTCCATAGATTAAAAGATTAGGAAAATAACCTGTTTCTACTATATTGTTCATTATCTCTCTATTCAATGGATCCAGAATAATATTCAATATTTTTGTTGGTCTCCAGGATTCTACCCAAGGAATACTCATATAATTAATATGGTTCATACTGTGTAAATATTAATTATTGTAAATATTATTAGTGTTTTATTTATCAAATAGTATTAAAATTGAAATTGAAATACTTATAAACAATAAAGACATCAAAAAGACAGATAACAATGACACGATTCAAAGTGGCGACAATTTCTAATTTGCGTGAGTTCCCTGAGTTTGAACAGCAAAAAATATATATTTCAATGATAAAAATGAAAATCCAAATCACGAAAGCGCTTGAACATAGCAACTATGTAAGAGAAAATCCAGGGAAAATGTCCTCTATGCCAACTCAACAAATTCATTCTAGATTTAAAGCGTTGACAGAAGAAGAAATTCCTGATGAAGAACGCAAAAAACGAGATAATATGCTTATTTCTCTGAATGACCAAATCAGAGAAACTCTCAATGAAATGGATATGGATGTTTGTATTCAAGTCAAACAAGCTCACTCTAAATTTAGAGTGTTGTCAGAAAAAGAGATTCCCGACGAAGAACGCAAAAAACGAGATAATATGTGTATTTCTCTGAATGATCAAATCAGAGAACCTCGAAAATGGAGAGTCTTGAAAGAAGAAGACATACCAGAAGATATACGTGTATGTAGAGACAGAGACAACAAAATATAAAAATTGAAAATAATTTATCAATAATACTATTTTTTTAATTAAGACAAAACAAATGGAATCGCAAGGTTATCTAGAATTATTCATCGGCCCAATGTTCTCAGGCAAAACGAGTAAACTACTCGAAATATACAAACAGAATATCTTCTGTAATATTCCAATCATTGTTATCAATCATTCTGCCGATAAGCGATATCATGAAACGGAGTTGAGCACACATGACAAAATAATGATTCCATGTGTTCAAACAACTGATCTACTCACACTGTGGAATTATACTGCTTTAGATGTTCCAATTGATGATGAATTATCAAGATGTCATATTCATTTTAGACAAGCAAAAGTTGTTCTAATCAATGAAGGACAATTCTTCAGTGATTTGTATCCTTGTGTTATGAAATTATTAAAGGAGAAAAAGAAAATATATATATGTGGTCTTGACGGTGATTTTGAGAGAAAACGGTTTGGAACCATTCTCGATCTTATTCCTTTGTGTGATAAAGTAACAAAGATGACGTCACTTTGCGGCAATTGTCGTAATGGAACACTAGCCATCTTCTCGCGCCGAATTACTACAGAAACTACACAATTTCTTATTGGCAGCGACAATTATATACCAGTTTGTCGTGATTGTTATGATAAATAAATGAAAAATGAATAATATATATTATAATATAATATTATATAATATTTTTTATTTTTCATTTTTCATTTTTCATTTTTCATTGACACCGAGGACCACCGCCAATTAACTATCATAAACAATTTAAAGTAATTTAATAATATAATTTATATTAAATGAGTTTAAATAAAGCATCTTCTTCGATTTTGAATAATGATTCTTCGATTTCCGCAAATGTATTGAACACAACCACAATAACAACAACAACTCCACCTATTATTACAGAAGGTAAAAAACGCACAAAAAAATCGATTGTTGAAAATTCTACCACAATTGAAGAAGTTGTTTGTAAGAAACGTGGTCGCAAACCAAAAGGTGGAAAAATAATTAGTCAACAAACCACACCGGAATTGGTCAATGTAATCAAACCAAATATCATTTTACATCTCAAATGTTCAATCAAAGATTTGAATCATATCGGTGAATATAATTCCAACTTTACGAATTCGAACATAGATCCTTATAATTTCGATAGTATTAAAAATGAATATGAACAAATCAGTTTGGAAACATCTAACACATTGTCATTATCAGTTGATAATATAATTACAAGTCAACCCTTTTCTTTCGACTGTTCTGACAATTCAATCGATACAAAAGAAATATGGAAGAAGCTGAAAACTTTAGAACATAACTTACATATTAATAATATTTCTGACAAAAAATCCGCATGTTTTTGGTGCTCATACGATTTCGATAATCCATCTATCTATATTCCCAAATTTCAAATGAAGGGAACATATCATGTATATGGTTGCTTCTGTAGCCCAGAATGTGCCGTTGCGCATTTGATGAATGAAAATATTGATCATTCTGTCAGGTTCGAGAGATATTCTCTACTTAATCATATTTATTCGAAAATATATGAATATAGCAAAAATATTAAACCTGCACCTAACCCACATTATATTTTAGAGAAATTTTATGGCAATCTTACTATCCAAGAATATCGTGCTTTATTAAAAAGTCATCGACTCTATCTCATGATCGATAAACCGTTGACTCGTATTTTACCCGAATACTACGATGACAATGATGACTTCATTATTAACCATAAAGTTATTCCATCCAGTAATTTACAGCAGATAAAGAAAAATATACGAAGACAACCGTATAATGATATGTATGATAATAAAGCAGTTTAATGTAGTATTATGACTATTTTTATAGTCATAATATGATCCACGTATTTTACCATACAGCAATTTGTGGATTATCTGTTTTCAATCCACCGAATAATGCCTGAAAATGTGGCGACATTACTAATGCGCAATTGACGCGATATTTCGCATAAGAATGATTGTCTCTTTTATATAGTGATGACATTAACTTTGGATGCATTACTACTCTCCATAATTGCGCATAATTCGTATAAAAATGCTTCAAATGTTCTCGTTGTTTTAATCCATAAACACAATTTTCCGTCAAAACGTTAATATACGCCTCTTCTGCAACTAAAAACCCAGTTATATCCGCTATATTTTCACTTAAAGTCATTTCGGGATTCACGTTAAATTTGTCCCTCTTGGCAACACGATAGAAGAATGTCTTAATCAGTATTTGCTTTGAAGCATACGCCTGAAAATCCTCTTTCTTCCACCAATTATGATACGAACCATGTTTATCATATAAACTTCCAATATTGTCAAATCCATGGGATATTTCATGCCCTATTAATGTTCCCATAGTTGCCATATTATAAGATAAGGGACGGCTTATATCTAGAAAAGGTGCTTGTAAAATCGCATTTGGTATGATTATCTCATTCTTATTCATATTATATTCCGCATTCACATTGTATGTATTCATATCGATGCCTTTTAACCATGTATTTTTCGATGGAATTGGTTTATAAAACGTTTTCACAAAATAATGTAATTTCCATTCTAAATAACGCATATAATTGGCAAATACATCGTTCATCAAAAATACACACGATGGATCTTCTATCCAATATGGTTTATCGCCGACAGTCACCTTAAGATTTTCCAATTTATCAATCGCAATGCGAATCGTATCAGAAGATAACCATGTGTTTCTTTTTAATCGCGTAATATAGGTAGCAATAATCAATTGAATAATGTGTTTGGTCAATACTATTTCTCTCTTATTTTCATAGAATTTGAGATAAGTCTTATTTACCAATGTGTTCATTATCTCGCAAATAAAGTTAATTGCTCGATCCTGTTTTGTTGCAAGTTTTACTTTTTTATCTATAATACAATAATCCAAAATAATCTGGTGTAATTTACTATGAAACTTCGATGCCATAAAAAGTATTTGTGTAATATAATAAACCAACATATCATTTGTTCGCCATTTACTATTGAGTAATAACATTGCTTCTCTCGTATATCTGGGATTTTCAATGACAATTTCTTTCGGCGTCTCTTGTAATTCAATGTCTTTTGACAGAATAGTCCAATCAAGATGACATATTTTTTTTGATTGACTTACAGAAAATAAATTATATATCTTTTCTATAGTTCTAGGTTCTTTAGAAGAATAAATAAATTGTGACATATACTTTTCGATTTCTATAACTTTTTCTATATCGTATGAATGATCCGGACCGAAAATACAATGAAACATATCCGTCAATAATTTGCGATATTTATTGATGATTTTTTTGTCTTTTATGCGATATTTTTCTGGATCTTCAATATTAAGACCACCTTCTTCAATATAAAATCGATTTAATGTTGGTTGTCGTTGATCGGCGGAAATAACAATGTTTACTAATTGATTTAGACCTTTTTGAATAGACCAAGACATTAGTTTATATAAATCGTTTGCTTCTTTTGAATCTTGAATTTGAATTAATTCTATAATGAGAGAAAAAATATGCTTTTCTACAAGAGGATCATTTTGTTCCATATAAGAATGATATAATGCATTAACTTGCGCATTCCCAATTAACTTGTTCAATACAACATTTTTGATATCTTTATCGACCTTGTTATTTAATAGAGAGAAAGCACTAATTATTGTTTTTTTAGACACTTGATTTTTATGCCTGTCAATCCAATCTTTGTTTACCATACTATAAAAATCTTCTTGAATCGTTATATGATGATGATGTTTATTTCTTTTCTTTTTGACAATTTGATGTTTAGGAATATGTTTTTTTTTGTATATTTTACGTGTTAATACCATATTAATATATTGTTATATTATATTAATATGCCAGATATAGATATAGATATAGATCCGGCTATTGCTGCTGTTTGTAAACGATTAAATATCCTAATACCACAAGCATATGCTGGAATTGTAACTTTACTTACAGACATACAAGGTGGAAAAGGAGCACCCCCCAATTACCTTACAACAGATGAATTAAATACATATTATGATATTATTTCATCTATTAGTGTTCGTTTGATGATACAGACGCAAACAAAATATGGTTCTGGAAGTGCAAGCGGAGCAGCAGCACCAATGTCTACTCTTGGTAACAAATATAATTTTAGTAGTAGTAGTGGTGGAGGTGGATTGATTGGATCATGGAGTGATTTTATTTTGAATAGAAGTTTACAAGATATTTTACCTACAATTATGTTAAATGACAGAACAAAAGGAACCCTAATTGGGGGACTTCGTCGTCGAGTAACAGATGCACCAAATAATCATATTCATAAAAGTATGATTGATGCAATGGCGTTAATGGTAAATATAGGAATTAATCCAGCTGACCCAAATTACCAAACAGAAACCAGAAACAGATTATTTTTTAATACAGCTGATGCAACTTATATACCATATAGCACAATTCGTCATAAAACAGGAATTCAAATTATTGTTGATATTTATTTAAAAGCTGGAATAATTTTTAAAGATAAAACTGGAAGATTTGTTTGGAATATTGGGAGATTATTAACAGAATTAAATACAGGGTGTCTGGTTGTTTCATCGTTAGCAGCATATTTAACAGATGTAGAAATTGCATATTTTTTACAAGGAAATGTCGCAATTTATTTACAACAATCTGGTTCTGCTGAATTTCAATTTATGACAGCAGTCGTGATGGGATGTCTTTTAGCTAAGTTTAATAATATAGATCCTGCTACTGGTATCCCTGCTCCATTAGACCTGGCTCAACCAGAACCAGATATTATTAATGTTGTATATAATTTTACTATGGCTACCGCTCATCCCAATAGTCGCAGGATGACGATTACACCTACAGATCAAATTTGTAATGATTTAAGTATGCATATTCAGAGGCTAATTATTGCAAATAAACAAAAAATCAGTGATGAGCTTTGGCCTTTTGTAACGTTTACGGTAACACTTATTTTAAGATTACATGGACATCCGTTTGGACATGCATTTGAATTATCTGTTACATATGATAAAGGTAATTATTACGCATTAATGTATGATGGTTATTCAACTAAATATATTAAAAAAAGTTCTAGTACTGCACCAACAACAACAACCGCACCTAGTTCGGCATTTTCGAGTTTTCTATTACAATGTGCTCAACCAACAACAGATAAAAGAGTATATATGTATACTATTGAAAGTCATGATTTAGTTGGATTAGATGATTTACATCAAATGTATAAAGGAGTTGTTATTCCGGCAGTTCGAATACCAATAACTTTTGGAACAACTGGTTCAGGAGTATCTACTGATCCAAACATATTAACAAGTCTTCCTCTTGTAATGAATAACAAAGAATTTTATGAAGGGATACGTGGTCAATGCGTGCTTCAAGGAAAATCCGGTCCATTAGAATTATGGGTTCCGTTTATAAAAACAGCAATTACTGACCGTTCCAGATATAATAGTATATATCCACGAGAAATATTACAACATTCAACAGCAGAAGATTTACAATCGCTTGGTAGAATTGTTTCAGTAATGACTCCTAGAAGTCAACAGACAAAATTAGATCAAGATATGATTATTGTGAATCAAATACTAATAAATCCATTACTTCGAACAAAATTTGAAAGAAGCACTGGTTATTCTCTTGCTGGAAAAACAAATCAAGATCTTTATGCATTATTTCAAACGAGATCAGACTATATGGATTCTGCAAAAGAAGCTATAGCTGAAGTGGAAACTCAACGTATTCAGGATGAACGTAATAAAGAGTATGCTATTCATCTTGAAGCTATTAATATTGCATATGAAATTTTAAACACTGCTGGCGCTTATGATTTATTTGCTAGAGCAGTTAATGAACCATCTCTTACTCAAGTAAATTTAATTGAATATTTGGAATTAAATATCAAGCAAGGTAAAACTGATGTAATAAATTTGGCAATCGATTCTATAAATTTAGGTGGTCTTCAACAGGCTTCTACAGATGCCTCAATAAGAATTCAATCTAACCCATCTGCTGTTACAATACTTAATTCAAAATTACGTGAACATGGAATTGCACCTCCACAAGGAGATATTTATAATGAAAGATTTATATTTGAAAATGAAAATAATGGCATTGGTATTATTTCTTATATAGAAGAAGCGATTGAAGAAACCACTCATGAAGAAGCAATTTCTCTTGTTTTGGAAGATTTGATAGACCAAGCTGCTGGCAATCCTGGTAACTGGAAATGGAGTCCAATTGATGATCTTATTGTTGGGTCATTTACTCCAGCGAATTATTCAGAAATAATTAGTGATGAATTCGCAAGTAATAAAGCTACTAAAGAGTTAATAGTACATGCAGTTGATTATGCTATTAAAGAAGTTGCTGTTCCAGTTACTGAAGATATTCATCTATATTCTAATGATATTATTGCAAATAATACGGCATTGGCATTTGGTGCAATTATTGCTAATAGTGTTAGTGAAAATATAGCAACAGATCAAAATGTTGCAGAATTGGCGGCAAACAATGGAGTGGAAATTGGTAAACAATCTGTAGTAGGATTACAATCAACCTTACAAGCAGAAGCACGAAAAAATATTAGTGGCCCTCCAATAGTAAATAATTACGAAGTAGCAATTGGTGTGATTCGCACATTTGGTAATGCATCTGCTATTATAATGGGAGTTGACCCATTACACGCGATTGAACAAATTGCTGGCGTTACAGCAAGTGTCGTGGGAAATGCATCTTCATATATTACTAGTGCATATTCTTCTTTATTTGGCGAAGTTCTTTCTTCTAGTTATTATATAGGAATTCCTCGACAATCACGAGAAGCAGGCAAATTAGAATCATCGCTGGGTTCTTATTGGAGTCAACCAACAACTGCCAAAAGAGGAACAAAAGGCGGCAAAAGAAGAACTAAACATCGTAAAATAAACAAAAGAACAAGAAAGCATAGAAAAAATGTCAAATGTAGAAAATCCAATCATCGCCGAGCTAAACGCAGCCGCCGTTAGCGATTTCTTGTTCCAATTTTACATTTTGTGCTTGATTGAAATCCTTAATTGAAAGATCAAGTTGTTTTCTAATCTGTTTGAACATTTCCTGTTGTAAAGAAGGACTGGTTCGACTTACTACCTTATGAATAGGTATTCCCATAAACTCTTTAATTATGTTGATAGTATCCCCTTCATGTTCTAAAAACTTTTGTTCAACAACCTCTCTCGAGTAATCAGTTTGTCTCATAATGACATCAATAGATGATTCTAATTCTAATTTTGAATCCATTGATATTATGAGCAAATAAAAAAGTTTTATTAAACGAATAATATATATGTTGATATGCCCCCCCGCTCTCATATACCTTATCTTCTGTATTGTTCAAATAATTCTAGATAGCATCAATGGACTCTACAATACAGCGCTAGTCAAAACATTTGTTGCCATTATTATTACTTTTTTGCTGGATGTTTTGTGTAAAATGGGTTTAGGGATAATTTCATGGATCATCGTATTGATTCCCTTTATATTTATGGCAGTGATTACGAGTTTGTTGCTCTATATTTTCGGTCTGGATGTTGCCACTGGACAAAGGGTTACGACAATATATAATAAAGAGACAGAAAATTCACAACCACAACCACAACCAATTGTTATCAAATCAAATATGACATCTCCTCCTTTTCCACCATGGATGTTACCAAATACAAAATATGATACACAGCCTCATTACTTGACTGTGTCAACTCCAGAGGCAAATACAAATATAGTAAAACCGCGACCAGATGCCATAATTATTCTTCCAATGCCGGTACAAAACTTGGGATAAAGATAAATATAAACTAGAAAATATGATATAAATATATATAACAATTTCATTATCAATGAATTTATACAATTTATATTATATCAAAATTGGAATGAGTATAGGAATTGGTTTTGTTTTTATATATGTAATTAAGCATCCACCTAAAATCAACACTATTTTCTTTTATGAAATAGCACATTATGGTGTAAAATATTATAGTCTTGCTCAAATCGTAAGTCGTAAATATATAAAGAAAATATCTCAAAACAAATATATAGAATCAAGTGTTTTCTATTTGAAAGATTTGTTGATAAATGATGTCGAATTAATAAAAGATAGTTGTGTGCTATTGAGATGTAAAACAAGTAATTTGGTAATGTATAATCCGCTATATATGGATTTTATGATTTATTCGGATATTCATAGTTATCCAGTAAATAAGGTGATTTGTAAAGATGTATATAATTTTGTAAAAAAGTATGAAGTATGCGATTTCAAATTATATATGATTAAAATTATATTGTCTGAAACAATAAATTATATGATTAATCTGTCCACTGCTGAATATAATTATTATGTTGTTGGCAATGTGATTGATAAATTTGTAGTGTTATATTTGTTATATAAACAGCATGGAATTATTGTCAATGAAGATACCGTATGTTACACAATGGAAATAATGGATCATAATATAGAGGTCGTTTATATCACTGAAAATGACGATATTATTTTGGAAAAATCGACATATCGAATTAAAAACGTGTTCAAGGTGAGAGAAGATGCGAGTTATATAACTGATTATAATAAAGAAAAAACAACAGATCATATGTGTTTCAATAATAATAAAGTAATCGAAAAATCGATTGATGATATTGACTGGGTCAAATGTCTCAAATAAATTATAAAATAGAATATAAAAATAATAGTATAATGTTCTTTATATGTTATTATCAAACTCATATAAAGAACTTGAAGAGGAAATGAAGACAGAACTTCCTGTTAGCATTCATCCTACAATAAATAAATGGACATTGTGGGCTCATTTGCCACATGATACGGATTGGACGTTGAAAAGTTATAAAAAAATATATGACATTTCAAGCATTGAAGCAATGATAGCGATCACAGAAACTGTTCCGGATATATTAGTAAAGAATTGTATGCTATTTATTATGAGAGAAGGCGTAACACCATTATGGGAAGATACACAGAACAAAAATGGTGGATGTTTTTCTTACAAAGTGTCGAATAAAAATGTATACGAAGTATGGCGTGATTTGACATATGTGTTAATTGGAAATGTAATTAGTACAAATGATCAATTTGTCTTTTCTGTGACAGGGATCACAATTTCTCCGAAGAAGAATTTCTGTATTATCAAGATTTGGATGACGAATTGTAAGAATCAAAATGCGTCGACTGTTACAAATGATGTGAAGGGGTTGACATCGCAAGGTTGTATATTTAAGAAGCATGCACCAGAATATTAAGGACAAGGAAAGGGTCGATTGCGTTCGATGACTAAAGGGAGTGGCATAATTGTTGGATTAGGTTCATACAAATTTTTCATTTTTAGATTAGTCGGTTGAGCGATGAATTTCAGTTCTGGTTTGACGAGATTGGTAGAATTGATACCGAACAAGAATGATTCTGTTTGAACAGGATTATGAGAGAGTTTATTCCATGGTAAATGTCCTTGAATGAGACCTAATCCCGCGAAATTTGTGTGACCTGCTTCGCCATAAGCAGAATGAGAATATAAATTATATTCTGTATTTTCTTTGTATGTGCGTTGTTCAAGATTGTAGTTGCCAGGAGTATTGATATTTCTGGTAGAAGCCATTATTATAATATTATATTATAATAATTGTTTATTTATTCGTTATTTGTCATTTGTCATTTGTCTCCGTATTTGAATTTGTAAATGACTGAATAGACTGAATAAGACTATCTATATTTGTTCGAGAGATAAATTGAGAATCTTCGCAGAGTAGATCGGAAATACATAAATGTGTAATATGAAATAATTGATACGAGAATAGAATAATAAATCCAGAATGTTCATCTTCAGTCAACAAAGTATTGGAAGAGAGAAATAGAGAATAATTCAATAATACGTTTGCAGTTTGGTTTGTCTCTCTTAGACTACAAATATGATTGTATAATTCTTCGATCTTCGTGTTAATCACAGCTTCATTAAATTTATCTATATTAAATGCGTGTAAAATCTCAGTTTCATATAAATATTTACTGGTAAATGTATCAGATAAATTATTCACATCAATTTCATTTTCATCGTCATCATCTGAATGGCTAGACGATTCTGTATAATAAGCGTCTTCTGGCGCAATATGTTTTTGTGCCGTTTTATCTGCTATATATTGACTACTAATAGGGTTAAATGAACATAATGAAGGATCATAGAACATATAAGTTGGAATAAATTGAAAATTATACATATATTAATACATTGTCAAATTTGTTTTAAATTAATAAATTGTAATACTTATTTATGATAGCTGAATACAATGAAGATTATATTATTGTTGTCTATTTAAGAATTCTCTATCACGCGTCAATTCACGTGATGGAATACCTCCACGAATCCATCCTTCTGATGCGACACCTTCAACACAATATGCTGGATTCGTAACTCTATTTTGTATATTAGATTGAAGTGGTGTATTTGTATATTTCAAATAACTCTTTTCTGGCAATCGAGTAACTGTACGTTTATTAGTAATCATCTCTCCTTGTTGCATCTGCGATTCTAATACCGGATCAACTGAACCTCTACCTAAATAGGGAACTGTCGCAAATGGTCTCTGATATAAGTCTATCTTACTTCTGGGATGAGTGCTACTATTCTGACTAAATAATAACTTCGAACTATCATCTACGACGCAACCACCTGATCCAACCGGACTTGTCCCATTATACATAATACCTGGCTGTGAAGTTGCGAATTTGATCGGTATTTTCATAGAACAATCGCCAGCAAAATAATTTTCTAAATTATAATTTGCATATTTCATATTCTGTATAGTATTTTGATCTTGAAAGCAAGAGTCATTGCCGATTCTAGACATATTATCAAAAGAGTAGTTCGTGACAAATGCCATTAATATTAATACATATTATTTTAATATTCGGCATATTTAATATATTTTGTATATTTGATATAATTATATCGAATATATATGAAATTAGTATAAAGTATATCGGTAGCTATCTTTTACACATTCCAGTGTATCATTGTCTCTACAGCTGGGCATGTTACCATATAAAAACTGCGAGTAAGCACCTTGATCATTTGTTACACGGGTATTTGCAGTTGAATAGAAAACACGATTACTTTGATCTAATTCAAAATTTTCTGCTAAATCTCCAAACAATTGCTTATCTGTATTTATAATATCGGGGTTTAATTCTTGAACCATTTTTTTGGTAGCAGTTGTAATATCTTCGTAAACTTGAGGGTTAAAAGACGGTGGTGCCGGTTTTCTCTCTTTGTTGTATTTAATTTCTGGAAGTAATACGTTAGAAAAAGGATTCTTACTATTATTCATTGTATAATTTTCCTTCATTGTTTCTTCAAGAGTTTCTGGATTTATGATTTTGGAAGAAGCCGTTTTAGTATTTCCTAAAATCGCCATTTGCGCTTGGTTTGCGGTTGTAACCTCTGGTTTATTGATAATACTAAATCCTTCGATGTATTTTGATTTATATAATATATATATGATGAATAAAGTAATTACTCCTGCTGCGAGGATTTTTAAAGAAAAGGTAAATATATATCCAAGTAATGTCAATAATATAACTAATCTGGCAATCGCATTTAATTTATTTTCATAATCCATATTGGCAGTTGGCCATAGTTCCAAAACTTCATTTTTGTTCAATAAAACGGATGGATTATTTCCCCAAAAAGCAGTAGCATTAGTTGACATATATATAGAATATTATATAATCTTTTTCGATTATGACGTCGTAGTAACAACTGATTTTGATTTCTTTTTCTTAGGATTATCTGTTTTCTTATTCTCCTGAAAGAGAGAAACCAGTTCTTCATCTGCTATTGGAGAGGATTGAACCGCACTCGAATTAAGCATTTCTGCAGCCGCTTCATTCATTAATTTATTCATATGGCGTTCCTCCAGTTTCTTCCTCATTTTCTCTCTTGTATTCAAGTTTTTCAACCGTTGATCCATCGCATTTTGATCGACTCTTGTCCCTTTGCTTTTTCCATTTTGTTGCCCGAATCCTGCTAATTCTGCTAGTCCTTCTAATCCTTCTAATCCTCCTTGTCCCTGTCCTTGTCCTCTTTGTCCTTTACTTCCTTGTCCTTTACCTCCAAGACCCATCTTAGAAATTATATCTTGAATATTATCCATTCCAGGAATGGATTTCATTTTACCCATCATCTCACTTGCTTCTGTGAATAAATCAGTTTGATTTATTTCACCCGATTTAATTTTTGTGTCTAATTTACTACCGACATTTTTAACCAAATCCATCAATTTACTTGGATCCGAAAAGAGCTGCTTAAATATATCTTTTGGTTCGCTCATTTCATCAAACATATCAAAATTCATACTTCCTGCGGTTTCTTCAGCGATTTCTTTTGCCAAGTCACCTAGTTTACCTTGTAACATTCCAGAAATATGACCTTGAATGTCATCAGGTGAAGGTAAATTAAATTTTGGTTCAGTATTTGATGAATCGTCTTTAGTTTCACCTTCACATTCCTCCTTTGTAAATAATGTTTGGATATTTTCCAACGTCTCCTCTAACTTTGTTTTGAATTCGTCGTTATCAATTGTTTCTAGTAACTTCGCAGTATCTCCAAAAATACTCTTATCTTTAATTGTGTCAATCAGAGAAATAACAACCAATTGTAAGTATTTCCAAATAGTTTCTCTCGTTTTATCTGTAATATTAGATGCCCATAAATACTTGAAACTAATTCCAGGCAAAAATTCCGTATTGTAATTGGTATCTTCTGAAAATAAGTCAGTATTTTGATATAGGATTTCAAGTAGTCTCTCTGGATATACTTTCATACAATAATTGTAAATATAAAGAACGGATTCATCTTCTGTGTTTAAATCCCACCATTGACCGATGATTCCGTTATATTCTGGAAAAGTATTTTTAATATCACCAATAAACTCCTTAATGATTTTCTTAAATTCTGCAGTAGGGGTTGGTGTTGGCGTTGGCATTTGCGTTAATAGTTCATCAATAAAAGATTCCGTAGTTTCTGGCTCGAACATAATATATTTCACACTTATTTTCTTTAAATCATTGACGAATAAAAAGATATTATGTCATTTATTGCGCATATTTATTAGTAATTATTTTGGTGGCAAAATTCATATAAACATTATCAATATATAATAAGTATATGAATCGCATTGAACAAATGAAAACAATTCAACAGAATGGATTGGAATTATTTACCAAAAAAAATATTGATTATGGTGACGCATTTGCTAAATATGGAGTTATCGGGGTATTAATGCGAATCGAAGATAAAATACAACGCTCATTATCTATAACAAAAAATGGCGTCAACTTGGTAAATGATGAAGGAATTAGAGACACATTACTGGATTTACATAATTATGCAGCAATGGCATTAATTCTTTTAGATGAAAACCCGCCTCAAAAAGTAGAGCAAAAATAACTCCATTTGTTCAACATTTGGGAAAGATTGATAATATTATGATAATATAATAAGCATATTATCATACAAATTGTGAACTAAACAGCAGAAATTATATATGTATTAGATAATTTACACAAATTTTGTAAATACTTAATCGTGTTGAGTTTATCTTTCTCATTCATTTGTCTGATTGGATCTCTTAATCTATTGATTGATTCTATTATTTTATTCGAATTATCATTATTTGACAAGTCATCACGATAATCTTTTTCAATGAAGAACTGTATATCTCCTTTTTCAATTTCAGGATAATACTTGGTATACACATAATTATGGAAAACCTGGATAATCAGTCGAGGATTTGTTTTTCGAATTAACGAAAAAGAGTTTTTCATAGTTAATAGATCAACATCTTCTGGAAATATACTTATAACATCGTCAATAAATTCAATAAAATGGTTGTTAAATATTGTTAAAATTGAAGACTTGTTAGACATTATATTAAATCATTGTTTTATTTAAATGATTTAATACTTAATTATATTTTCTCTGATTGTAAATATTATATTAATTTATATTTTCTCTGATTGTGAATATCTTTTATTATTTTATTATATTTTGCGTTGTTGTTTACTTAATGCGGCATAATCTTGGTCTCTCTGTTGTTGTAATTGTTCAACTGTAACGTTTTCAGATAATTTTGGTTGTTTATAATTGGTTTCTTCAGTAGGTGTATATATATTGCCATTGGAATCTTCATTATTAATACAGAAATAGTTATGAGTCTGTCTTAATCCTCCATCACCTTTTGCTTTCAATGATTCAGGATCCATATCTAAGAAACTGAAATTATCAGACACGATTCCTCCATAAGATGATCCTCCTCCTAAACAGAATGCTATTGGTTCCATATTATTACTCGTGGCAATTTTAGCCATTTCTTTCTCTTTTGGTTTTATAAAGTTATAAATATCTTCTCCATATAATACATTAAATTGTCCATTTAACAGAAGAAGAGCAGGGACTTTGTCTATATTTTCAGGCATGATAATTTTCTGTCCATTTTCTAAAATAATATACGTTTTTCCGTCTTTACTATCCTTTACTCGTTTATCAATGCTAATAAAATGTATATCATCGATCATTGGCGTCTTCGTTATATGTTGTAGCAATTTCTTCGAATGTTCGCAAAAATTAGAATAGTAAAATATTGAACTCATGAAATAATACAAGTAATTCTATCTTTCTTTTTAACTTATTAAAATTGATTTATAATATAAATATATAATATTATTAAAAAGAATATAAATGTCGTCTCAACAACCAAGAATCGAAAACATCGCTAATAGTGATGATATATTTACGTTTACTTTATCCAATGTGAACGTAAGTATAGCTAATGCAGTCCGGAGGACAGTGTTGTCGGATATTTCAACAGTGGTATTCAAAACATCTCCTCAAGAAGAAAATACAGCAAATATGATTACGAATACGAGTCGCATGAATAATGAAATACTCAAACAGCGATTGAGTTGTATACCGATTCATATTGAAAAACTCAATGCAAAAACAATTGATAATTATTTGCTAGAAGTCAATGTTGAAAATAACACGAGTGATAGTTTTGTTTATGTGACAACGAAAGACTTTCACATTCGCGATATTTCAGAAGATAGTTTGTTGGATGCTGAGACAACGAAAACAATATTTCCTCCATGGATTGCTCCAGATGGAACAGAACATTATATTGAGTTTGCGAGTTTAAGACCCAAGTTGTCAGATTCTATTCCAGGAGAGAAGTTGAACTTTACTTGTAAACTGTCATATGGAACATCAAAAGAAAGCGCTATGTATAATTGTGTTTCAGTATGTTCATATGGATGTACAGTCGATGTAAGTGAGCAAGAAACACGGTTGACAAAGTTAAAGAAGGATTGGGAAAAGAACAAACTTGATGTTAAGTTTGAGGAAGCCAATTGGAGACTGTTGGAAGGTCAGCGCATTATATTGGACAATAGTTTCGAATTTATCATTCAAACGTTGGGTGTATTTACAAATGTGGATCTTATTCGAAAAGCATGTGATAGTATTATGTCTCGTTTAGATCATATAAATACGTTGATTAAAACGAATGAAGAACTCATCATTGTTGCTGATAATACGATGAGCAATAGTTATGATATTATTCTGTTAAATGAAGATTATACTATTGGAAAAGTGATTGAGTATATGTTGTATTCGTCAATATTTAATGTAAGTGATGGCAAATTATTAAGTTATTGTGGATTTAAAAAATTACATCCACATGATACATATAGTATCATACGACTTGCGTATATTGAAGAAACGTCAAAGGAAATGATAAAGCAAAATATAGATGTATGTATTTTAGATAGCATAGAAGTATTTAGACAAATTAAGGCCCTATTTAATAAAATCGATTAATTTAGTGGGTAAACGTATTGTAAATGATATATAAATGAATATTATATTTTTTATTGCGTAAATATAAGTATTTCAATATTTCAAGGTTATTTAGGAAAATATTTTTTCTTTACAAATAACACTCAACTTATAGATATTTTAGAAAAATAAAATCTCTATTTATATTATAATGACACAAATGACTGGTGGACGACGTAGACATCGAGGACGTAAACACCGAGGTGGTTCAGCGACTAATACAGCAACTAATACATTAGCTTCATTATTAAACAAAGCAACTGCGAGTTTGAGTTCAACTGCTCCAACAGCTTCTATCACAAAAGGAGGTAGACGTCGACACCGAAAAAGAGGCACTAGACGTCACAAAAGATCATCGAAAGGATTCATGGGAATGAAATGGTAATTCATTTTGTTTTTTTTGTTTAATAAATATGAAATCATATTTATTAAATAATATTTTTGCGTTGTTTTGTGATGTAATTATTAATTGTTGATAGACCACATTTGTAGAGGAGGTTGTAATTGATTGAAATAGTTAATGACTTCGTTCAATGTAACATACAGTTCATTAGGTCTTAACACAGTTTTAAATAATTCGTGTATTTTATACATATGTGTTTTAAAATTTGATGGATAATCGCCCAATTTGCGTTCTTTTCGAATATAGCAAGACTTGTAATGATGAAATAGTGTGCGTATATATGCGTCTTTTTCTGCTCCAAATGATTTGAATTTTGCTTTATATTCAGGATAATATTGTAAGAATTCATATACTCTATTTTCTTTTAGCAGAACGAAATAATGGTATTGTAGTTTGGGTTGATTCCCTCTTAACTGACGAACACTCTCATAATTGGGATTACGTATTTTGGTTCGTTCATTCGTCTTCGTATCTCGAATGACAACCCCCATTATATTATATGGTGTCGATTTATCAGTAAAATAAGTATAAAGCTGATCATATGTAGATGAAAGAACAGAATATATTTGTGGTGTACGAACTTGAGAATATGTAAATGCTGGATCGGTAGTAACAATTGATCGTGTATTCAATGCGTAAATTGTATCTGGTGAAATATGATATGCTTCGATTAACCAAAGCGATGGTTTGTAAAAAGCAGTCACTATTCGATTTTCTGGATGTTGCAAAACGAAACTATAACTAACAAATTTATCCAACAAATCTATTTTTAAATTGACTGCATTGGCTGCTTCATCAAACATCGTTTTAAATGTTTTGTCACCGAAGAAGGTTGAATTGCCTCCAATTGTGGTTTTTGTAGATATTTCCCATTTTCCATCATTCCAAAATACATTGATCATTGTGCCTTCAATAAAATCTTCAACAATGATACTGTTATCAATGATTGGATATCGTTGACTAAATACATCATAATCAATTGATTTAGATGGTGATACAGAATAAATAGTTGGACTTCTAGGATCCCCGCGATCCAAATTACTCGGATCTTCAGGAAGATGACGACATATAACAGAACGCAAATGTCGATAATAATCCATACATACATTTTCTTCCAGAACGATTTGCTTCTTATTATAGCATACTAAATGGAAATCTCCATATTTTTTAATAATAATATTTTTGTCATTATTATTAATAGTTGAAATCAATTCAGCAATAGAGATCATTTGGCGGATACTTTATAATATTAACATTGTGTCTTTATATTATAATGTTAAAATGATTAGGCGAAATTGAAAGAAATTGGAAAGTATCAATTAGGTATGTAATACATATATTTATCTGTAAATATAATAATAATGCAAGAACAAACTTTTAAAACCGCCTTTGAAAAAGGCGAGCAAGAAGAAAGCCCAACCAAAGAACGTGAAAGTTTAGGAGACAAAATGGTAAGTATTGAGTTAAGATTAGGCGATATTATAAAAATTACGACAGAAGGATCTATGAAGAATGAATATTATATTGAATACATAGATAGAGAGAAAATCAAGGCAATCGACGTTGAAACATTGGAAAAAATCGAATTCACTATTGACGAAAAATATGAGTTAGTTTATAATGGAGTTCGTGTAAATGGAAAAATCGCATTACTATATCGCCAAAAAGAAGAAGGATTCGCCAGACAAAATGGGCTTATAGTAGACACTTGGATAGCGATCCGGTTTGATATTAAAAAGGAGCAAAAAGAAATCATTGCAAAAATTATAGAATTGCCGGAAGATCTAGATATGATTACCATTTTGACTCATCCACAGAAGGATACATTATATATTAACTTCAATTATAACGGGTTATCAGAGAACCTTCATATTTCTTCTTTGAAGATCATATCGTCGCCATACACGGAAGAGAACTTCTTTGAAATGGTTCCAGATATAGAAGAAGAATATGATGATGATAATGCTACACCGACAAAGGAATATCGGTCACCGCCGATTTTTGAATTTGGAGAGATGATTCCATTAGGGAAAGTAGCAGATATAGTTTATTTAGTTAACGCGGATGAATCTCAATATCGTTATGACATAGAAACACAGAAAAATGATTTATTGAATAATATGTTATCTAAGTTACCTAAATCACAGCGAACAATGGAGGAATTATCTAATATTGCTTTGATTATTGAACGATTTCGCCAATTACGGCAACAATTTTCAGTAGTTGATAGTTATGGTAATATTACTGGTGCTGTCCAAAAAGGCGCTAAATGGAAACCACTAGTAGAGAACTTGAAGACGTTTAAGCGTCCATTGTATTGGATTGTGCCAGTTGGAACTCAAACGAAGGTATTAAATCTTATTGCGAAAGAAGGTGGTGAGACTGAACCAGATGAGGAGGAAGAGGAAATAAATCCTGAATTTATGGAATTATTTATGCAACAGAATAAAAATAAAGATGTCGAAATAAACAAAAATGAACCAGATGATCAATTGAATCTGATTGTGCAAGAGTTTAAAAAGGCGAATATCTCTGACAACAGATATATTAAATTCATTCAACAATTATACAGATATTTTTGGCCTTTTCGTTACAATATACAGAGGTCTAATATATTGACAAGTATTCCCATTATTACGCCTAATATAAATGTAATGATTGATAATGGTAACCGATTTATGTCAAATATTGTCGACGTTTCTGTTAAAAAAACAAAAGGTTCTAAGAATGTAACATATGATATTAAAGAACAGAAATATATTACAGGCGTATATTTACCAGAAGATATGGTTTTACATGCTTCTAAGATTACTTCTGATATTAGAATGACTGTTGAAAGAGAGAAAGTATATAATACGAATGATCACATTGACCTAGTGAGTATATTGACATTACCCGAGCCAGTGATTCAGTTCTCTCGAGTGAACTTACCCGGAACAAATATAATGGAAAAATCGGGACTTAGTAACTCATTCATTGATTTTTCAGAGATATTTAAAAAGACATCAAAATATGATAATTTGATCAAGACGATTAGTTTAAATAATTTAGATAATGAAGAAACCGTGAAGAATTTACAGCAAATGTATGATAATACTTCATTTATAGGAAAGCGGATGATGACAAGTTATGTTACAAATACGGTTGCAGACACTGAACAGAATAAGAATTTGTATGATACTTATTTAAATTTGATTATACCTCAGTCAAGAATCTTGTTTGATTTAATCAAAAAATACGTTACAGGACGAATGTCGATTATGGATGTTATATGTTACTTAGAACCGTTTTTAATCTATCAAGACGATGTGACATTCAAATTTTATGAAGAATTAAAGAAATTCGTAGAAAACAAATGTCGAGAATATAAGAAACAGTTGAGAGACAAGAATACTGAGTTCAATACATTGAAAGAAAGGCTGAAGACAATGAATAATAGAGAATCATATATAAAATCGAAATGTTGTAAATTGGCAAATCTCATAGATAGAGACACGACAGATTCTGCAGAAATATATAATTTATATGGATTTCCAGAGATCGGGATTGCGAACGTAGATACGGCAAAGAATATACATCCTACGTCATCTGAGTTATTACAATATTTAACGAAGATTGATTTCCATCGAATGTTATCTTACAGAATAATAAATGTCTCTCTTTTGGTTCATAATAAGACAGATGAGATGATTCGTATTCAAGGAGAGCGTATGGATGAGTGGAATAATCCAGGCGAATGCGATAATAAGTATGTTATTGCCAAGGTATATAATAATGAAACCGACTTAAAGAACGACGACGGAAAGTCGCCGATATATTTTGATCGACGACTGAACTCGGGACAAACATGTGAACGGGATACGACGGTTCGTGAAATAGTAGATGGTGATATGGCTGCATTATATAGCATCGGTCAGGATTATTTTCAGTATTATAGAAGAGCTGATGATCGTTGGAAAGAAGAAGATATTGATGCCAGTGTCTTTTCTGGAGAATTTATATGTGGGTTGAAAGAACATTGTATGCAAAATGCACAAAGTGGCGACTGTTCTTCGATGGATATGGTTCGAATGAATATCACCAAAAAGAATATAGATAATGTTCTACAAGAGTTTGATCGTTCAATAGAAATTCAGACAAATGAATTGAAAGAAGAGATTGAGAAGAACTATTTATATTACAAGGATATTCTTCCAAAAGTTATACGAATAGAAATAAATAAACAATATGGTAAATATGAACATAAAAGGTATGAGTTGGGCGAAGAAATGAAGCGGGAATTACAGACCGAAGATGAAATCATAGTATCGCCCTATTTGAAATTACGAGATATCATTCTGGGACAAAGCAATTTTGAAAAATTACAGCGCGATATTATTACATTCAAAGAACAACTCACTTTGAGTGTGAATACTTCTGTCGATCCTGAAGAGCAATACTGGTTTTATTGTAATAAAACAAATACTAAATTACTACCGAAATTTCTGTATGTTCTAGCAGATACGTATATTAGTAATAGTGAAAATTATGATAATGTAATACAAGAATTGTGTAAATTCCAAGGTAAAATAAGTGATGACGGAGATTCATGGGTAGATAAATATAGTGGTTATGTTATTAGAAAAATAGATTATGATGTAGAAGAAGGATACGAAAATGGTTTCAAAGCATCATCCAGATCAAAGTTGGAGGCAGAATCAAATATAGAAGAGATTGAGGAAATTACAGATATACAAACACAATCAAGAGAGAAACCTGCATACATTACATATATTCATTATAAAACAATTATACATATTATAGATACATTATCTCGTGCATTGAGAGTTTCTCTCGACGATAAGACACAGAATGATTTTATTGCAAATTTAGTTCATCAATTAATGGGTAAAATATATACCAGAGATCAGTTTATCAAGATTTATGAGAAAAAAGGAAAAACGTATGATACAGAAGAATATATGAAATATGTAAATAAAAATCTTTTATTTTACACAATCGTTACATTTATTACTGCTTTACAAACAAATGTGCCTATTATAAAAGTCAATGGTAAAAATTATACAATGAATGAATATCCATTACAACCAGATGGTGGTAAAGAAACATTCCAATATATTGTTCGTATTTTATTGAGTTTAAAAACACTACAAGGTAGTCCATGGAATACAATCTTCAATAAATCGAAATCAATGAAGGTAGATAAAGTAATTGAGAACTTGGAATTAGTGCGTGGCCAGGTTATTTCACAGGATTTGGTTGAACACAGAAAAAATATGAAGACAATCGATTTGGAGAAATCTGTTGAGGAAGGGAATGATGAATACAATATTAGTAGATGGACGCAATTTCTGCCACCATTATTTGATATACATATGAGACATGAAATTGAAGATGTAAATGCTGAATTCAAATCAAGATTATCGCAAAAAATACATAGCGGAGATGGCAGTCAATATGACGAAATCAATGTTCTGAGAGGAAAGATTATACTCTTCTCTCTTGGTATTGTAGTTTCTATTCAACAAGTAATTTCTAGAGAAACGTTATTATTGGAGAGTACTTCTGGAAAATATTACTTAGAAAATGCTTGTTGTGTATCGAGCAAAGAAGGTAATACTGTCATTGGATACTTTTCAAATGAAAACAAAAATATCGAAAGATATATTGGCAATGCGATATCCGATGGAAATATACTGGCGGATATACGAGCAATGACAATGTCACCTGCTCTCTTCTGTAGAAAGAATTCGAAAGATAAATATCCTGCGATTAATATGCAATTCAATGAGCAAACAATTTATATGGCATTTATCATGTATTGTCATTTTCAATCATTAAAACCAATGAATGATAAACTGAAAGTATTATGTCATTGTAAACAAAAACCGGTTGCATTTGATATTAATGATACAATTCGTCAAAAAATAGAAAAGATTAAATCAAGTGGAAAGAATTATCAAAATGAAGATTTATTGGGTCTATTAAAGTATATTGGTGAGAACAATATTGTTCATTTATATATTGATTCTGAACGAGTTATGAACCCATTTGAAAATATGAAACGTATATTGAACGGAACCGTTCGAGAAGAATATGAGAGAATAGAAGTAGAGTGGAGCGAGGATCCAACTCATGAGAGTGAACATATTACCCATGATGGGCTTCCTCCAATATTAGATAAGATAAGCACATGGTTGGATAAAATAGATATATCTAATGCATATCATCAAATTAGCAATTCAGATAGAAGTGCATTCATTGATGAAATAATTACGGCGAATACTGGATTAAAGAATAAAATCTTTGGTAAATTACCAAAAAGAGAGAAATCTGTTGTTCAAGAAAGATTCAATAACTTATTTTCTACTGTAGGTCAAACAGTCTATAATACAGCGGTATTTATAAAACATTATATTTATTTCATATCCAGTGTTTTTCCAAAGATGCTTATCGACTATAAGTTTGACAAACAGTCATCGAATATTTTTTCGAATATTTTACCGAAATATTTAAAATTGTCACCTGTAGATAGTAATCAAATATTAAAAATAACAGAACGACATTATGAAGCATTGACCAAATTTTACAATAAATATGAAACAGATATATTTATTATTCAACAGAATGAAGGTGAATGCGGTTCATGGTTCTGTAATATGTTACATAAAGTGAAAGAGAGAACGTCTCCTATTATTACATTAATGAATAATACTCCGTTATTATCAAATATTCACGACGGTAAAGAAAAGGTCATGCCTCTATTAGAAGAGAAAACTGTTCTCTCTTTGTTAGAGAATTATTTATTGAATATATTATATACGTATCAAGAATTATTCAGAGAAACATTCCAAGAGGATGATAATTTGATTAATGAACTCATTAAGACATATATTACCATGATGATCGAGCATAAAATTACTATTGCATATACATATCAATCAGTCGTCGATATTGAATTCAAATCACAAGAAATAGAAAAATATTTGATGACTGATAGATTAAAGGATTTATTAGCATCAGAGAGAAAGGTAGATACTTTATTGAAAAAGCATAAATTGGGCGCATGGGGCGTTGGATTAAAGAAGGAGTTCTTCAAGTATTCAGCGCATTTAGACAAAAACGAAGAACAGTTTGTAAATGAGTTGAAAAAGGTAGAAGAACAATTGAGAAAAGAACATAAATTACATGGTATACAAGATACAATTACGATGGAAATGTTATTGGATATGTTAGAAGAGACAATGGTCGAAGAGATCCAGTCAAAAATACTGATTGACAAAGACAAAAGAGTTACAAAGGGACCAGTACAAGCGGAAACAGAAGATGGTGATGGTTTTGGCGATGAAGACGAAGATATGATGGATGATGATTACGAAGAAGATAGTGATGATGACGACCATTTCGGTTATAATAGAGATTAATACAGAAATAGTTAATAGTTAGTTGTGTTGTATAATTTTAATAATTTTATTAGTATAAAATAAACAATGATCCAATATTTCGTTAAACAAAACCAAATATTAGTAAGTATTATATTATTTTTACTCTTCTTTTTCTTGATTCAATATGATAAACCATCATATTTATATAATACGGATGGAAGTCTACGTAAGTTTGGAGTAGGTTATAAAAATAAGACGATCCTTCCAATCTGGTTGTTAGCTTTGTTGTTGGGAATATTATGTTATATTTTCATTAAATACTATATTACTTATTTATAGAATAGAATAGAATAGAATAGAATAGAATAGAATAGAATGGTATTATAGGATAGACATAAAATAGATACTCAGAGAAAAACAAACAATTGCAGTATAAAAATACCAAAAGCATTTACCGATGGCATATTTTCGGAGAACGATTGCTTTCAATTGGTCTCTGATTCCACCAACAGCTTCCAAGTTTGTTTCACCTGCAAGTGTAAATAAATATTTGAATAATGTGTCCCATTGACAATCAAAATTGCTGGGCGTTAATTGATTAATGATGAGTGTCTTATTATTTTTAATTTCACTATATAATATTTGTGCTGCAACGAGATCAGCATTTTTGGGTCCATCAATGTTATGGATATTGATTGCATTTAATTTAGATAATATATCGGTTGCTTGTCTAGAAACCCAAAAATATCCAACAACATTAGAAAAGATAGAGTTTAATTCTTGTGCAAAATCGAGTCCAATACTTTTACCAATTGTGCTATCATTAATAGTGAACATTGGTAAAAATAATACAGTCCATGTAGTAAAAACGGCAATAGCAGAATTAGTAAATGCATAAGATGGAGGCATATCAGAGAGATAAGAAAGAGCTCCCCATAAAAACTCGCAAATGACAATTATTAACCAAAAAACATAATTTAGTGGATTAGTTGTAGTAGGATTGTCATTTTCATTCACATACATATATACAATATATGCTATGATTGCTATAAAAAACATAAAACTAAAAAATCCATCAGTATTCGAATTAGTTTCTGTATCAGCCATTCTTATTAGATATAAGGATAAATTAATTTGATATTATAACATATTAGATTAATGAGTTCAAAACCAAGTTTAACTGAACCTGGAATGAAATATTTCATAAATGAGACATTAAAGCAGTGTCATGTATTCAAGCAAAATTATAATAATACAGTAATGAATATTTCTTTGGGTGTATTTTTTCTCAGCTGTATTGCTCTGTTTTTATTTATAAAATATAGAGGTAAATTAACTCCCAAAGAACGAAAGGCAAAAGATAGAGAGAAACAGTATTATATATTATCAAAAATTAAAAATTATCATGATTCTAAACAACGATATTCAGAATCATTAATTACAGGATTGCCTGAATGGCGTAATGAATATGACGAGATTGCTGTAAACCGTGTAAATTATAAATAAATAATCAGTATAATTATTATGGAAGAAGAAAAATATGAATCCGCCATTGACCCTGGATTTGATATAGAAGGAGTAAAAGATATAGAAAAAATATATAAAGAAGATGACAAGGTAAAAGATGCGATTCGCAAGTATTATGCAGATAAATATGAATATGAAGAGAAAATCCAACAAATCAAAGAGAATATATTGAAAAATATTCATATCAAACAAATGTTGCCCAAATGTTTATTCTGTAATCGATCAGTTGGGATGATATTTTCTACAGAAATAAGTAAAAATGGTAGTAAAATATTGAGTGCTGTATGTGGCGATACATTGAATCCATGCAAAGAAAAGATTCGAATATCTACTGGTAAGATGACTTCTTTTATGAATAAAATAAGAGAATATGAAGACATGTTGAATAAATTGAAGATAAAGGTCATCCTATTTAAAAATGATCTACTATTTGGTTATATAACAGAGGCAAATATAAAATCCAAATTCGAAGACTTGAAGTTTAGAATAGATAAATGTTCGTTAGAACTGCAAATTATTAAAGAATTGTATTTAAAGAACGTTGACAACTACGAGAATTATGAAGAATTATGTAAACTTGAACAACAGAGTTATGGTTATATTGAAGAAATAAAGACAAGAATACACAACTATAAAGTAGATACTGCACCATCTTCTGACAAAATGGAGGATATAGATGAACTTATGGATACATATACGCGATCATTTATTCCATTATTGAAGACTTTGATGAAATTAAAATATAGTATTAATGAGGTCGATTATTATCCCGATGATGAAGAGTTTAGATTAATACAGATCAAACAGCAATATGATATAAGTGAAAATGAATATTCTGAATTACCAATTGAGATTATGGGAAGTATCAGTATTCTGAGAAAACCTGTCAAATCGAAGAAACCGAAAACTACAACTGAAATTACTCATACTAAAACATTGAAGAAACCAAAACAAACAAAAGCTAAGACAAAAACTTTTGTAAAACCAATTTTAGAGAATGATGAAAATGAAGGTGAAGGAATGGATGAATTAAGAGAATTTATTCCAACTGTTCCAGAAGAGGAACCTGAACCTACCTTTGAAAAAGGTGAGCAAATGCAAATGGGCATAGAAGGAGTAGAAGAAGAAAAAGGAGGAGAAGAAGAAAAAGGCGCAGAAATGGGTATAGAAGAAGAGATCATTAATCCATCTTCTATAATGAGACACGAGATCAAACAGAAAATAATACATTCAAATATCGATGAAGATGAATTAAAACTAGTTTTTGATATTCCTCAAATTGTAGAGAGAGAACACATGTTCAATGAAAGAATCATATTTAGATGTAGTTCAAATTCATTGACAGCGCCACCAGGTGAAGGCGAAGGCGAAGAAATACCAGAAGATGATAAGGCCAAGTTCAAAGAGTTAAGTAAAATAAAAGATTGGCGTAAAAAAATCGCCAATTTTTGGACAGGTGCCGGCGATTGGTCTGCAGAATTTACATTAGATGGTAAGAGATGGAAGAGTGTTGAACATTATTATCAAGCATCCAAGTTCAAATATGGTCACCCAGAGTTTTATGATAAGTTCTCTCTAGATTATGAAGGAGAATCTGTAGAAGGACATCCTGAATTAGTTATTTCTCAGAAACCTTCTTTGGCAAAACATGCGGAACAGATGGATTTTATGAAGGAATTAGAATACGTCCAGAAGGAGTTGAGATTGATGATGATTTTTTAATACCGACAGATCGAACTATAGACAAAGAAGAAGAAATGAAATATAGACAGAACTATGAACTATTTGCCGCACAAAAGGCAAAGTTTACCACAAATGGTAAGATGCGAACATTGTTATTGGCAACCAAAGATGCCAAATTGACTCATTCGTATAAAGCAGTTGACACGAACCTGCGTATTATTGAACCATTTTATTATTTAATCTATATTCGACATTTACTACAAAAGGCAAATATATAATAATATATTTTAATATAGTATGTTAAAATATATCTCTCTCAAAGTATTTGCCATTAGTTTCATTGTAGGACTTTTCTTTGTTTATATGTTTGGACCAGAGATGAAGACAATATACGTTTATCCAACTCCACAAAATATAGGTAAAATACAATACAAAGATTCGGCAGGTAACTGTTTCGCATATGAAGCGAAAACGGTTAATTGTCCGACAAATGTAGATGATATTGCTGTGATCCCTGTTCAGCGATAAATTTATATTTTTTTTTAAAAAATTGAATTACTTTATCAAAATATATTTTTCATTACTCAAAGCAATTTAAAGAAACTCAAATGGAACAAAATCATTTGACAACCGAAATAATATCCTTCTTTCAAACCATCTTTCAAAATATCGATGAGTTCGAGAAAGAATTGGTGAAATTAAAAAGACAGAATGAGGATATAACTGAATTATTGGCGGATTTTGATGGTTCAATTGAATCTATTATCTTCTGTGATACATTCTGGGACAATCTTATATTACAAATTATAAGACGTCGTTATTTCTTTATAAAAATACGAAGTTATGATTTCACCCTCATTGAAAAAACGAATGAAGTTATACAAACATTTCTTCCACCTCAAATATATTTTACTTTTCTGCATGTGGAATTTAATATTATTGAATATATTATTCATTATTGGAATGAACGATTGAAAGAACCTGTTAAATTATGGGTTCAAACAGAATATGGAATATGCCCGAAATAAATATTGAATATTATATTAATTAAAGCAAAAAATTGGTTATTTTAAGTTTTTTTATTTTTTCACACATTTTTGAAAAAATTGAAATACTTTACACAGAAATAATTGTATTTATTCAAACAAAAACAACGCAAAAAATGCCAAAATTCTTGAACAAGGAAAAAATATTTACTTCTATCAGACAAAATGAGAAAATGAAAAAAGCGAAACAAGCATTCAGAGAAGAAGGGTTGCGCATTGCTTATGAGAAACGATTCATGCCATGCGAGTTTCGTGATCCAACAATGTTTCGAAGCATTCTTATTATGAAAGGTAATACAGAGGTTGCACATTTCGATCTTTCAGGCGAATGTGTAAATGGTGAAATAGATTGCTTATCAAAAACAGGAGAATCAGAGAACGCAAGCACAGTTAGTATGTCAATTGGAATTGACGATGATGAGTTTCCGCAACTAAAAGGGATTCAGTTGTCGAGAATCATGATGTGGAGTGCGATAACAAAGTTGATGGAAGAATTTGTTGATATGACACAAGATGTCTACATTGATGTTGACGCAAGTGCAGGATTTTGGTCAACAATCGGCATGGAAATCAATGACAATGAGAGAGGACCGATCGGGACAAAGGGACGAGGATACGAAAAGAAGATTAGTTTGAATAGAATTGAAAAATGGTGCACAGGATTATAAGATGGTTCTTTGTATTGGATGTTTTGTAATTAAAAATTGTTTTTTTTATTGAAATAATAATAATAAGTATATATCTTAATGAAGATAAATATTTCCAAGTTTATCAATTCTAAAAGCGGTATATATATTACTTCTATATTGCTAGGTCTAGGACTCGCTGCTATTTTTAGAACAGTTTGTAAAGGTGATAACTGTATCATCTTCTATGCACCTCCAATTGAAGACATAGAAAATAAAATATTCAAACAAGATGGGAAGTGTTATTCTTATCAAATGGTTTCTACAAATTGTAATGCAAACAAAAAAGATGTTCTTGTTAAACCAAAATATGAAGGTATTATATGAGATGATGCGTCATAATTATATTTATAATTAGTTATTATAAATATAATGAACACTACTAGCATTATGGACTTACCAAGTGACATGAATATGTCATCCGTTCAGCAACAGCAATCCAATATTACCTTTAATGTAAATGATATTCCACCACAATCAATTGATACAAAATTGCTTTCTAATAATGTTTCTTTAGATCAAAATACAATTGATCAAATAGTATCTGGACTACAACAAGCGAGCTCAACCGGCGCTACTCAATTACAGTCACGTGATATACCTATTAACAAGGTTCAGTTTATGGATGAACAAGTACAACAAGAATATATTCCTTCTGCGAATGTGAAAAATGAATTTATCGAAGAAGAGGATGAAGAAGAAGAAAATACCACCATATTAAATAATTATAGTAAACGACTTGGTGCATTTACTAGAATGGAAAATATATATTCTGATTTACAAATACCAGTTCTTCTCTCTATTCTATATTTTATTTTTCAGTTACCCTTTTTCAAATCAATATTGTTCAAATATATTCCTTCTTTATTCTTTGGTGACGGCAATATTAATATTTATGGTCAACTATTTATGAGTCTTTTGTACGGAATATTATATTATATTTGTTCTATATTGTTAGCTTTCTAATGAGTTTACTTTAATCCCACCAACCCTTTTTCTTTGTTTTAGGGCGTTTCTTACGTATTATTTTTGTTCTCGTGCTTGATTTTTGCGATGATGATCTTTGAGATGATGGTCTTGATGATAATGATGTTGGCGTTGACGACCATGTTGGCGATGATTTTATTGAGGAGGATTTCATTGATGATGACCTTATTGATAATGGTCTTGTTGAAGACTTTGGTGATGATGATTTTACAGATAATGACATTGGTGATGAAGACTTTGATAAGGATGATTTTGTTGATGATGATGATGATTTTGATAATGATTTCACAGATGATGATTTTGTTGAAGATGATTTTGATATTGGTGTATTAGTATTTATATCTGCTTTTAAATCAGCAGGTCTATATCTCATAAAATGCTTCTCATATTCTTCTGTGCCCTTCTTCCCTTTTAATTCAATAAATTTACGTGCTTTATGTGCACGCATTTCTTCTAATGTTTCTTGATGACCATAACATTCTACACTAAATCGACGTAATAAACCCTTCTGTTGTAATCGATTATGTTGCTGAACCTTGAAAAGATATTGAGACATACATAATATTCGATTTATATCATAATATTTCTTATTTGCGTATAAAAAAGCCAAGTAAAAACTCAACATAGTATCGATCGTCGCTATTTTTACTTTTTCACCATCTATATTAATTATATTATAACTATGACATGCTGAAGGTTGATATACAAATGCAACAGTTTCGTTATTTATTTTAATTTCATAATGTTCTGCAATAATTTCTCCGATGGATGATCTTTCAATCAGAGAAACATTATCTATTCCTATTTTCTCTAATGCTTTCTTAACCTTTTCAGCAGTTTTCTTTGGAGTCACTGATAATACATCGAAATCTGGATATTTCTTGAACTTATGTTTCAGTTTTGATGGCATATACGCAGAATATAATGAAATTGCATACCCACCAAAGAAGACAACTTGATCTTTTATAAAAGTTTCTCTGATTGTATCATAAATTTCATCCACATTATTATCAGTAGTATCCATCTTTCTCTGAAAATCCTTTTTCCAACAATTATCTGCTTGTAATGGATAGTTTTTATTTAATAATGTAATCCGCTTCAAAACCTTCTCCCATCGACTCACGTCACCGGCCGGTCTCGATAATTCTAAATACATTGCCATTCTCAAATAATTTGGTGGAGCATATAATATTCCATCTTTTTTGATTGCTTCTCTCTTTATCGCACTGAAAATATCTTTGTGTATATATGTAATATCAGCAACTGGTATAAAATTAACAAAAACCTTATATGTTCCTTCATGAACACCATTTTTCGCTTCGACTTCAGTAAACCCTTTTTTTACATATATATCTGCCAATTTTTTTGCATCCTCTTTTGCATTTGGAGAGAAAAAATCATAATCTGGTATTTCTACATCTTTACTATAAAACTGATCTTCTAATGGCAATATCGAGTTAATAGCAGTTCCACCATATGCCACCAATTTAGTATCCTTTAAATATTGTTCAATAATAGAAATAATTTTTTTCACTTCTGGTGAATTTACAATAGCATGTCCTTCTTTTTCTTCTGCTTTATCAACAGCAATTCTTAAGATTGCTAATTCACACTCATCTAATGATATTCCTTTTTCGCATTTATATACTTCTTCTTCTTTTCCCATATATATACACAATAATATTTGTGATATATGATTTTTATATGATTATGAAATATTAATATTCATAATCATCCAATCTTATATGTTCCATGGTCCAAATCCTCTGCCTTCAAACTCTTGTGGTTTAAAACTATAATTTGTTGGATTATCTGCTGGAATATCGATAGTGACAGGAATATATCTTAAATTAGCTGGTTTCAGTATAAAAGCATATCCTGCTGTGATAAACAAGTCCATATCATTCTTCATATTTTCATCCGCATTCGAAAAATTAATAGCATTGACCTGAACACCTAACTGAAGAGACGCATTTGGATTCGGGTTTGTCGTAGAAACACCTACATCAGGTGTAACAATTGACATACTTACTTTATTAAATTCTAATAATTCAGACTGATCTGGTGAAAATCTCATCTCATGATTTGATAGTAAACGACAATGAACAGAATTTGTTGTTATATTTACATACTCCATTAATTTCTTAGAATCTAATATAGCACTATTCGAACGATCAACCATGACAATGATTTTCTTTTTAAATATATACAATGGCAATTGTGACAAATTTCTTGGAGTACAATTATTTTCATTACAAATTTGATATTCGTGACTATACATTGGATCTAACATATAAAACTCATTTTCAAGAAAAATTTGTGCAATATTATCCATCATTGTATGATTCGTGCTTTTAATTCGTAAATGAAGAAATATTGGATCATCTGGATTTGGCGCAGATATATTATTAAATGCGTTTGTTATAATTGTTTTAAATGCATCTTGAAATGTAACAGAGTTATAAGATTCTTTGATAAAAAAATTACTAGGGATAGAAGAGGTTGCTATAACAGGTTGATCATTAATATTGTATATCTCAAAATCAATAAATCTGACACCTTGACTAATTATGTATTTTAGTGCATTTAAATTCATATAATTATTTGTATTTCTTCCACTAATATTACATGAGTTATATGAACCATATATATAATAATCATTAATATGATATGATCCATCATTTCCATTTCCAGAAGAATCTACATATATAATATTACCACAAGCATCATATTTGATTGGATCAGGATAATACAGACTATGAAAATTCGGGTTGACTGTAAATGAGTTCATATATGATGTATTCTTTCCATTTGCAATAGAAATCGAAACAACTATAATAATAATAATAATAAATAATGCGGCTAATCCACCTATAATTGGCGATGTATTTTTGCCTTGTATGACATTATTGTATGCTGCTGTTGCTGCTGAACCATATTTGGATAATTGTTGAGACATTCCTGCGCCAGTACTAGTAGACATATTATACTAATGATGGAAAATTATATTATAATTTCTACAAGTTAAATATATTATAATACTTATAATACTTATAATATGCCAGGCGGTTTAATGCAATTGGTTTCAGAAGGACAGCAAAATATTATGTTGAATGGAAACCCGTCTAAAACATTTTTCAAATCGACCTATGCCAAGTATACTAACTTCGGTTTACAGAAGTTTCGTGTAGATTTTGATGGATCTCGAACATTGAGATTGAGCGAAGAATCCACATTTACATTTAAAATACCGAGATATGCTGACTTATTAATGGACTGTTATCTCTCTGTAGAACTTCCATCTATTTGGAGTCCAATTATTCCGCCGTCAAATGAAACTGGACAACAATGGGTTCCATATGAATTTCGTTGGATTGAGTTTATTGGAGCACAAATGATTTCTAAAATAACTATCACTTGTGGTAATCAAACCCTTCAAGAATTTTCTGGTGCTTATTTATTAAATTCTGTTTTGAGAGATTTTTCTGCTGACAAGAAGGAATTATTCAATCAAATGATCGGACACGTCCCTGAAATTTATGATCCTGCTACTTCTGGAACTCGTGTGAATTCATATCCTAACTCTTATTATACCACAAGCGCTGGTGGCGCTGAACCCAGTATACGCGGAACTACATTATATATTCCATTGAATGCATGGTTTAATTTGAAAACTCAAATGGCATTTCCTCTTATCTCTCTTCAGTATAATGAACTACATATTAATGTAACAATGCGACCAATTCAACAACTATTTCAAATCAGAGACGTCCACGATACTGCGAATAACTTCCCCTATGTGGCACCAAACTTTAATTTATATTATATGCAATTTTATCGCTTCTTACAGACTCCACCTGACATTGAACTAGGTTTGAATTCTTACTTGGATACGAGAACTTTATGGAATGCAGATATTCATTTAATTTGTACCTATGGTTTTCTCTCTAATGAAGAATCTCGACTCTTTGCTCTTCAAGAACAGAAGTATTTATTTAAACAAGTGAATGAACAATTATTCTATAATGTTACTGGTTCGAATCGTATCTCTCTGGATTCTATTGGTATGATCTCCAATTGGATGTTCTACTTTCAGAGAAGTGACGCCAATTTACGTAATGAATGGAGTAATTATACTAACTGGGCATATCGTTATTTACCACAAGATTTGATACAAGCATCAACTAACGGTGGATGGGCAGTTACACGATCAAATACTACAATAGATATAGGACCTGGTGTAAATACTGATGGATACTTGACGGGTTGGATGATTACTGGTAATTATAATTTTGAAAATGTAAAGAATATACTTGTTGGATTAGGTATATTGTTAGATGGGATCTATAGAGAGAATGTACAACCAGCAGGGGTATTCAACTATATAGAAAAATATACTCGCACAAGTGGTTCTGGAATAGATGGACTATATGTTTATAACTTCTGTATGAATTCATCAAATTTGACTTTACAACCGAGTGGTGCAATGAATATGAGTCGTTTTTCGAACATTGAACTGGAAATGATAACCATTACTCCACCAATTGACCCGAATGCTCAATCGCTAGCTATTTGCGATCCCCAAACGGGGAACTTAATCGGTATCAATAAACCAACTTGGCGAATATATGATTATAACTTCAATATGTATTTGTTTGAAGAGAGATATAATGTAGTTAACTTCATTGGTGGAAATTGTGGACTTTTATATGCGACTTAATCAGAGAAATCATCATAGATTTAAAGAGTCGCATTGGCAGGGAGTGGTCCAGTATCGACGAATTCGCCAGTTAATGTAGGACGTGATGGATATTTCGGCAATGAATTAATAATTTGGAATTGTGGATTATATCGCGTCTCATAGAGTCGCTGTCCTTCATCAAATGTTCGTCTCCAAGTATTGACTCCTTTACTATAATTTGGAGGAGGTGTATTAGGACCCTTCATTTTAAAAGCATGTGTGCCAATATCTGTCGTCAATACAGAAAAAACTGGGGTCATTGCATCTGACAATTTACCCGCATCATTATATCCTGATACTTCTGTCGTTAATGATGAAGGAGGTGTAACTGGTGGTGCACATCCATAGCAATCTGGATCAGACGAGCATTGTTCGCCTGTAATTGAACATATCGCCTGTGGGCCACAGAAATTGGAACATGATGTTGTCGTATTAATAGGGAGATCAACTGAATAACTTGTATTTGTATTACGATATCCTTCTTTCAAATCTAATCCAACCCAAATGATATAAATACCGATACTGACCCATAGTATACACCATAAACATTTGGATATAGTAAATTTACTGTTTTGCTTATTCATATTATCTAATTAGATAATATAAATTATATGAATAGTAAAATGACGCGTTAAAACTTATATACGAATGAAACATTATCCTTGAGTTCTTCTATAGTGTCTGCATTGACATAAGTGCATGCACTTCGTATTCCACCGAGCATATCCTTTATAGTATCCTCAATTGCACCTTTATATGGAACTCTCAATACATCACCTTCAGAAGAACGATAATCCGCCATTTTACCACTACCATATTTTTCCATAGCATGTTTTGAACTCATTCCATAAAACTCTTTATATTTCTGTAAGACCTTTTTATTACCAAATTCATCTTGAACCCAGTTTTCGACAACAACGCCGGCATTCTCGTCATGGCCAGATAAATAACCACCAATCATTACAAAATCGGCACCTCCACCAAGTGCTTTTACTATATCACCGGGTGAACGAATACCTCCGTCAGACACAATACAACCTTCTTTAGAACAATCGAAAATAGCAGACAGTTGAGGAATACCAACACCAGTTTGTCTTCTTGTCAAACACGCCATTCCTGATCCAATACCAATTTTGACAATATTAATACCTGCACATAACAGCTTCCTTGTTAAGTCAGAAGTACAAACATTTCCAGCAATAATAATTTTATCTGGAAATCGGTTTCTCACTTTACAACAATACTCAAAGAAAGAAGAGATATAACCATTCGCAATATCAATACATATCCATTTACAATCAGTATATTCAACAATTTCAATTAAATTATCATAATCGGTATCCGAAATACCAGTTGTCACCATGAAATAATCATTATGTAAATATTCTTCATTTTGCTTATAATCATCGATCGTATAATGCTTATTTAAAGCAGTCAACATATTATATTTTGCAAGTTCATGATGAACGTGAAATGTTCCAATTGTATCCATATTTGATGCAATGATCGGTATACCTTGCCATACTATTTTCTCTCCATTTTGCCCAGTAAATTCAAACTTTCTTGTAAGAGAGACAAAAGAACGGCTATTTATACTGCTTTCCTTAGGTATAATCATGACATCGTCAAATTCATAGACATTAAATTGTTTCATTGAACTAGTTACAAGTAAGTATTTATATTATTTCGATTAAATTATTATATTTATAATTATAATGTCATCAACCGATACAGATACGGATGAAATAACTAAAAAAAAAGAAGAAAAGGCAGAAGGTAATGTTTATGTTAAAGTAAGTGAATATATAGTATCTTGTTTGACACAAATAGCATTCTTTATGCTATATTTATTGATATTTGGTTCTATAACTCTATTCAATTGTAAAATAGCACAATCTGGAATATTATCCAAGTTAATGAGTAATGATAGTTATTGTAGTCCATTTATCAATAAAGCTGGCCCATTGAATTCAGATCATTCTGATCCAAAAGACTTGAAAAATGCTATATTTAGTTCTGCTAGAAATATGAAGACAGATGCCAATTATATTGCAACAGATCAAATATCATTTATTGATCAGAATTATAAATACGATATATGGGGTAAAATTATTTCATTTGACTATGTAGAAAATGTTATCAAAGGATTAGGAACAACACATGGAAGTTTTGTTAAAGCGATATTAGGTTATGATGTTGAAGAAAATATCATTATATTGAGAGATAGCTATGGTAATGAAACATATGCAGGTTTATTAAGTAGTTTTTACTCTATTGTCAGAAGTATTGTCTCTTATGATTTTGTTATTTTGAATAGTATATTTACAGTACTAAATTATTTACCAGAAGCATTACTATTTATTTTACCAGCAATGATACCTATATATTTTACAACAATATGTTATACTATCGGACAACTTATACTATTGTTTAATATTATTATTGCAGTTGTCTTTGTAATTATTCATTGGCTTCAATTTGTAAAATATATGTTTTTCTACTTTTGGAGTTTGACCAATGGTTGGCCAGTTTGGAAAGTTGTGCTTTTTGCTAGTAGTAGTTTTTTGATTTTATTCTTGTGTGCGTTGTTATTTGGTATTTTGGTATTAATTGTATTATTCATTTTTATATTTTGTTATTCGATTATTATATGGTTTATATCAAATCTTATTTTATTATATGTGGTAATTTGGCCAGCAGTAACGTTTAAGGCAAAAATGTATAAACTTGTTCATGCTAGAGACAATATTGATGCTACATCAAGTATTCAAGGCGATTTTACTTCACCAGATTCATTAGAACATGATATTAAAAAATTTTCTGTAAGAATTAATTCTAAAGATGAAAAAATAAATAATGATGATAAATTAACATTTATGTCTTTTGAAAAAGAATATGGTATATGGACATTGTTTGTACAAAATTTATATTATAAAATGAACTGGATCGTATTAGCATTGACAATTATTATGTTAATTAATGTTGGAGTTAATTTTAGTGTATCTGGTATAAATGTTATATTAATTATTATCTTTTTTATTTTTGTATTAACAATCACTTCTCGAAATGAAAGAGTTAATGAATTACATACTGGTAAATTATTCGGTGTTCATAAATATGTCATTGATGATATGATTGTAGAAGGTATGATACCAATAACGAGCGATTATACTGCACCTTATTCTGATAATTATAAGTGTGTTAATAATTATAAAGTTGATGGATTTGTTCCTTCTCATATAACGAATGAAGTTATTCCTCTTAATCAGACAATAGATTCAATGATTTCTTCTCAGTTGGGTGTGAGTAGTGAACTTACTGGTCAATTACATAATGTTGCTTCTGCTGCTGCTGCTAGTCCTTCTACTACTCCTTCTTCTGTTCCAACTCCATCTAATGACGCTTTTAATCCTTCTTCTCTTGACGCAGTTGGTTCTCCTCCTCCTTCTTCAGTTCCTGTTTATGTTCCTCCTAATGTTCAACCCCATGTTCCTTCTTCAGCTCCAGCTCCAACTAAATCTACCAATTAACATTAATTCAATAACTTAATTATTATATAAATAAATGAAATGTAATGATTCATATAATGTCAAATAAGAAGAATAAAAATAAGGGGTTTCCATTTGTAAGCATATGTACACCGACGTTTAATCGTAGACCTTTTTATGATATGATTATTCGCTGTTTTCTTTCTCAGACCTATCCAAGAGATAGAATGGAATGGATTATTATTGATGATGGAACCGATAAAATAGAAGATTTAGTGAAGCATATACCACAAGTTAAATATTATAAATATGATACTAAAATGACATTGGGAAAGAAACGTAATTTAATGCACGAAAAATCAAAAGGAGAATTTATCGTTTATATGGATGATGATGATTATTATCCTTCAGAGAGAGTATCTCACGCAGTCGAAACATTACAGAAAAACCCCCATGTACTTGCAGCAGGTTCGAGTGAAATGTATATATATTTTAAACATATCAATAAGATGTATCAATTTGGACCATATGGACCAAATCATGCAACGGCAGCGACATTTGCATTTCGACGCGAACTGTTAAAACAAACATCATATGATGAATTTGCCGCATTAGCAGAAGAAAAACATTTCTTAAAGGATTATACAATACCATTTGTTCAATTGGATTCATTAAAAACGATTCTAGTTTTCTCTCACGAACATAATTCATTTGATAAGAAGGAATTGCTAACTCAATCGGAAAATCAATATATGAAGGTATCGACACGAACGATCAATGAATTCATTCAAGACAAAGAAACAATCTCTTTTTTTCTTGATAAAATAGATGACGCGTTAAAGTCGTATGAACTAGGTAAGTTGGAACATAAACCAGAAGTAATCAGACAAATTGTTGAGATGAAAGAAAAAAGAAATGCAATTATTCAGCAGCAAATGATTCAGCATTTAAACGATTTAAATGGTGTAAATCAACAAATACAGAAAATAGTAGGAGAACATACCCAATTAATACAGATATTAATGAAAGATAACGTGGAAATGAAGAAGCGCATATGTGTTCTAGAAGAAATACTTAAAAAATCCGTTTAAAGACGAATTTTTATAATAGAATAATAACCGAGCAATGCCTGAACGTGAATACTACGATGACCTTATTTCTAATTCATCCGAACCAATTAATAATTATGTATCTGTTGATAAGAAGACTCATACATATACAATAAAAGTATTTGATGAAAAGAGACAACAAACTTTTAATAAAAATGTCAAATGTTATTCATCTGGTGATGTCGGTTGTGTAATTCGAAATGCTCAATACGGTAATAGTTACAAGTATTACTTGTCTAGGGAAAGTGGGTCATATATTATGGCTAACGGTATAAATCATTATTCAACTGAAGATAACAGGAAGGCTATTAGTCATCTTGTTGGGTCAGGTGAAGAAGACTTGTATTTCAAAATCAAGATGCCAACGATTGTTTCAAAGTCTGGAGAAAAGATATCTGCCACTTTGTTTTATAATAATCCAAATCAATGTGAACGCCATCTAAATATTGAAATCGCAGATGAAACTAAAAGAGAATGGAATGAAAAGAGAATGGATAGATTAATGAATTACAAATACAAATTCTTGTTTAAGGAAGAACTTGAATCGAGCATGTTTATCAATGATCATGAAGGACAAAGTGTTGTTGTAAAATAATTTATAAAATAATATAAAGTATTTATATAATAATAGATAATATGAAATTATTTATTATTATGTGCTCTTTCATCGGTTTATTGATGAGTGATGGATTCTTTATCAATCATCATCCTGTTTCGCGTTCATTGTCAAAGAGAAAATCTATACAATTACAACCGTATTTAACAAATGGGAATACATTTGGAACAGAGTTTGATTTAGATATACCTGACGATGAAAAAGCAGGTCGATGTGATATTGAAGAAATAAATACAAATATTCCAATTATCATTAACAATAATGGGAATCATACTGCGATTGTGAATGCGAATGCTACAGTAAAATATTATAAAAACCTGCGGGCGTATAATTTATTAACTCGATTAATATCAAATCTTGTTATCGAACGTTCATACATTGAAGATGAAATGACAACGTTAGATCTTGATTATGAGCTTGATCTTGATATTGATTTGTTTTATAAAACAATGATATAATGTTCATTGTTCGTTGTTCGTTCTTCATTTAATTATTATCAAATAATAATAATTAAAATACACTTTCATCCAATACAGATATTTCATCATCGCTCACTTTTGTCTCTTCATTGATTAATGTCTCAATCACACCAACTGCATTTTCGGTAGTATACTTATCTAAAAATCGAAATAATCGATTAATATCCAATTTGGTAATATCACTGTTTTCAAATAATGCGTAAATTTCACTATCCTTATATTTTTCTTTTAAGCAAAAGAAAAAAGAGAACAAATCTTTTTGATCCATATTTAAAATTTGACACAAATTTTGTATAAAAATAATATTATTATATTCTGTAGAATATTTTGTCAGAACTTTAGTAAATCGAATATTTGTATCATCAGTATAACTATCATTACCAGTATTGCGATTGTATTCATGAAATAATTTATTATTATAAAATGTTTTAAGGAGAGAAGTCATTTCATTGAATTGCCATATTTGTTTTTGAAAAGTGATTCGATCAATATAATCAGAGAAGCAGATATTATTCAATATCTTTAAATAAAATGGAATACTTATAATAGTCGGTTCTTTTTGAATATGATTAATTACATTTTCATGCCACAGCAGTCCTATAATTGTTCTGTCTGTATCATTAATTAAATGGATATGATCATATATCGAAAAATTATTGGAAAACAACTTATTAGTGATTTGCTTTGTATTATCATTAAATGACTTTTGTTGAAAAATATTATAAAATAATTTATCCCTCAATATTTCGGGAGTATTATTATATATATCATGTATATTTACCAACTTCTTCAAATCATTTTGTATAAAATGGCATATATTCGATTTCAATGATTCATTAATTTCCGGCATAAGGAGAGAAATAATATGACTGATTTGTGCGGATGTGGGTGGTTTGAGTTCTAATACATTACATACCTTCATCAGTTCTTTGATTTTTTTATCGATTTGATAATTACCTATACAGATAATAGGATTGCGAGTTTGTTCTTCTAACTTTTGTTTCTTTGTCTTTTTTGGACGAATGATTTTAATGAGAGAATTAATACCACCTTTATCGCCATTATTCATTCCATCGATTTCATCCATCACAATTGCAATCTTCTTTACCTTATTATGAAACATACTCATAATATTTTTATCAGACATATTATGATGAGCAATATTTTCAATGACCGCTTTATTGCGGATATCACTTGCATCGTATTTCACAATATCATAGTTCATCTGTTTTAGAATATCAAACACAAATGCGGTTTTACCTATTCCTGAACTACCATATACATATATATTTCGTTTGATAGACATATCTTGTTTATTTTCTTCAAATTGACGTAATATATGTTTCATAGCATTTTCTTCATTTGTTCTGTTAAGTATTTCATTTAAATTGAGACTATCCATTATTATTTAATATATATTCTTTTATATAACTTACTCTTTAGTATTAAGTGATTACTAAGTCGAATTATTCGAAGAATCGCATGGATTAGCTACGCCATATGTAATACCATCCCAAGCAACATCACATGTGTTCTTTGCCCACAAATATTTTTGGCAGTTACCAGTTGTTCCAGCCCATTCTCCTTGTGTGAAATCAGGAGCAGTTCCACACTTACCTAAACCTAAACTTTCTTTAGGATTAATACATTGCGCACCATTGCCAGAAAGATCTAACCAGTAATCTGGACAACTCGGTATAATAGGAGGCCATGTTTGATTAGAATTAGCGTTAAAGAGGACATATGAAAGTATTATAATAATAATAATAAATAATATTCCCGCAATAGTAAGCGTCAATCGCTGAAAGTTCGCCATTTGTATTATTACTATATTTTTTTTATTGTTATTATACATTAATGCATAAACCTTTTCAAACTAAAAGAACAAATGGTCGAGTTAATATTCTATCATGTGAACCACCTGATATATTAGACCGTTTTCAAATGTATGATAAAATACCAATAAATCAATGTTCTACATTTAGAAATCCTACTGAAGGTATATGGAATCATACAGAACTATCAGATGTATTTTTTTCAGGTAAAAATATATGTTCCATTCAAAATGGAATCCGCAGTGGCGTATATGAAAAATCGAGTGGTAAGTTTATTATTTCAAATCAAGATGAAGATACATTAAAAATAATTATGCGTTCAATCTTTCTACAAAGTTCAGTCAATCTCTCTTCTCATATCAGAGAACAAGTCGAACAATTGAATCAGTTGGTTCTCGACTATTGCGTTCCGCAGGTTTTTGGAGAAGCAAAAGGATATAAAAAATATCTGGTTGATGCGTCTACAATGTATAATCCATTACCGCCTCCAGTTTTAGCAACTAATAATGATAAACAATTGATCATGCATAACTGGTTTTAACGCAGTGTATATTACGCATATATATATTATAAGATTACTTAAAGACCGCCAATCGGCCAGCAAAATAATATAGTCATATATTATTATGCAACAATACGGCGGTAGTTCGAATACTTTCATGAACGAAATTTTTGGTCCTCTCCCAAAACAATATTGTCTATATTTTTATCTTCTCTCTATCATCGGGTTCTCTATTTTCGTATTTATTGTTTTGTATTTCTTATATGTCATTCTCATCGGCGGTAAAAAATTAGATCCATCTTTTTATGTTATGGCAACATCTATGAGTATTAGTTATCTTCTCATTTATTTCACATATAGACTATTATATTCAATGTGTGCTAATTCACTCCATTAATTTAGGAACCACCTTTTTCGCCTTTTTTTTAGGCACTGTAGGCATAGTATCATGCATTCTCTCTTTCTCTTCTTTAAACAGAAGATATTCTTCTTCTAATGTTGTTAACTCGGTTAACCACATTTCCTCTGGCGACGTCTTTTGAATAATATCCAACTCTTTCACTTTCTTTCGATGTTCTTTCTGTAATTTAGCAACATTCTCTTCTGTCACACTATCCATCGGCATCTTCGTCAAATATTTGTAATCCATATCAGCAGCATCTATCTTATCATACCCTTTTTCTGTCAACAACTGACTCACTTCTTCTCTCTTCTTCTTTCTCAGATCTATTGTTCCTTCCAAATTTTCTTGAATATATTTTGTCTTATTTGATAGCAGTAATAATTCTTTCGATATTGCACTGATCATATACTCCTTACGGACCGAATACAACTCTAATCTCTTCACAAAGTAGTCATCAATTATCTCCGGAACAGAATGATACTTCTTTAACTTGTCATTCGCATCAAAGAGATGCATATTTGTCGTTGTCAATGTTGTCGTCAGTTTGAATAACTTATGGACTCCATCACAACCCAATATTGTTTGAGTTGTCGACAATAACTCATCCAATTTACCCTTCTGTAATGTGATTATAAAGTCGATCGTAGTGTCCTTACTCATATCATCATAATCTTTGATTACCGATGGCATCTTCTTCCCTGTCTTGGGATCCACCATATCAACCAACTCTTCTAAATATTCTTTGAAACTATTCGTCCATGTTCCAACTGGCAACTCCGTAATACGAATCTTGTCTACGCCTACTGTTTCATATCGCCCTTTTATGAGAAACTGATCTTCTTTCAATGAAGAAATTTCACCAGTAAACCCATCATAATAAGGAATAAATAGTGAATCATATGTTTCACTATTCAACTTACATTTCAAATATCGAATAATATCAATTGGATTATAACACAGAATATTTGTGCTGAATCCTGTGCCAATACCCTTTGATCCATTCACCAAGACCATTGGAATAATCGGTGCATAATATACGGGTTCAACTGGTGTTCCATCATCATTCAAATAAGAGAGAATGGGATCATCCTTTTCAGGGAAGATACATCTGGTCACTTTCGATAGCTGAGTAAAGATATATCTCTCTGATGCTGCATCTTGTCCACCCATCAACCGAGTCCCCATCTGCCCATTCGGCATAAACAAATTGATGTTATTAGAACCAACGAAATTTTGTGCCATTCCAATAATGGCTCCATTTAGTGATGCCTCTCCATGATGATAGCAGGAATGCTCTGATACATATCCAGAGAATTGCGCAACCTTGATTTCCGTCGTCAATCCCTTTTTGAAAGCAGAATATAATATCTTGCGAAGACTGATCTTGAGACCATCCATCAAATTAGGAATACTTCTGTCACAATCATATTTTGAAAAGTGAATCAGTTCTTTATGAATAAACTCTTCATATCGAATCGAAGTATGACTCGTATCCAAATACAATTTGCGATCATAATTGCGTAACCAATCCTTTCTGTCATCCGCTCTCTTTTTATTGAAAACCATATCAATCGCATCATCACTTTCTTGTCCTCCATGTTCGAATCCTACAATCTTTTTCTCTTTAAAATATTCACGAAACTCTTTTCCTGTACTCGTTCCCAAACCTTTATAATATTTGATCTTCCATGAAGCATAATCAGCTGTCTCTTTCCATGATTCATATTCACCTTCATTGTAAAATGCCACCTCTCTTGTCCCTTTACGGGCTTTCAATATAGGCGTGCTCATAAAACCAATGAACCCAAGAATCTTTGCCAAAGAAGGCCATTCTGATTGGAACAAATTGATACCGAGTCCCTTGATATGATTACCATCCAAATCTGCATCACACATAAACATTACTTTGCTGTATCTCAAATACTTGTGAACATCTTCAATCGTCTCATATTCACGATCCATCTCCAAACCAAGAATCTTCTTTATATCAGCAATCTCTTTATTATCAGCAATCTTCTTCTTCAATTCACCGCGGACATTCATGATTTTTCCCTTCATTGGATAGACACCAATAATGTTTCTGTCCTCCGAAGATAGACCCGATACAATTCCAGCTTTGGCAGAATCACCTTCACAGAAGATTATCATTGTCTGTGATGACTTTTCTGTTCCAGCCCAATTCGCATCGATCAATTTCGGTATTCCACGCACATTTTTCGTTTTTTGTCCATCCATCTTCTTTACTGCTTTCGTCTCTTTCAGTTCAGTGATAGCACAAGCCGCATCCATTATACCCATCTTTGCTATCTTTTCAATGAATTTCTCTGAGACTTGGCATGATGATCCAAATTTATTCGATGGTGTATTCATATAGTCCTTTGTCTGACTATCAAATGCTGGATTCTCAATATCACATCGCAAGAAGAGAATAATCTGTTCTTTGATACTTGTCATATTCACTTTTATTTTCTTTTTCTTTTCAATGAATTCAACCAGTTTTCTGGTGATTTGTCCAAGAATATATTCGACATGTTTGCCTCCCTTGGAGGTATGAATTCCATTGACAAAACTCACTTGAATAAATTCATGCGTTGAAGACATAGCAACTGCATATTCCCATCGTTCATTCGCAGACTCATATGCTCTCGCGGAATCTTCTTTGGTACCGATATACAAATCAATATACTGCGCAAAGTTTTTGATTGGGATAAATTGCGAATTATACCGGACTTTCATCGATTTATCTGTTATCGCAGCAACATCATAGACTCGCTTTTTAAAGAGATCAACCATGTCGGTTGTTAGACCTTCAATCCCGAAACGAGCATAATCCGGACGGAAAGTGATCTTCGTATATGGTTTTCCTTTCCATTTTATAATTGTCGGTGGACAAATGACATCCAAGTTATCCTTGAACTCTTGGGTATATTTCAGTCCACGAACATGATCAACTGTTTCAATTGAACCAAATGTTGACCAAATGAGAACCAATTTGAAACCGAACCCATTTTTACCTCCCACAATTTTCTTCTCTGATTTATCGTAATTGGTTGAAGTTCTCAGATGTCCAAATATCATCTCTGGAATCCAAATCTTCGTTTCTGGATGTTCAGCAACATCGATTCCATTGCCATCATTCATCATTGTAATCGTCCCAGTTGTTTCATCGATTGTTATATCGATATAAGTCACTGGAAGCGAATTGACATTACCATCTTCAACTGCTTTTTCCATGCGAATTGCGTGATCACGACAATTGACAATCCCTTCATCAAAGAGTTTGAATAATGCAGGAATATATTGAATGTTTCTCTCTTCAATACGAGGTTGCCCTTGTTCTGGAGAAGAGAGAACATATAAATCCGATTCAATAATATCAACAGCCCCAATATAGGTATCTGGATTATCCAGAATATGCTGTTTATCAGTCTTTTGCTGATATTTTGTGGCAAGAATTGATTCGTTCATTGTGCTCATTGTTTTTACTTAGTTATAATGAAGCAGTCTATTTAAATTGAGTTCAATTTTATTATTCTCAGCATATACTATAAGTATTATGTCGCGTATAGATATTGGATTGAAAGATAATTATGAAATTCTTGAAAAAACAAAAGTTAATGACAGAAGAATAATTCAGCTTATTATAGGATCATGTCGAACCTATTTTTACGATGATTCTAATGTTGATTATAAATATATTCTGTTCTCACGTAAAATGAATGAACATAAACGATATCGTTTAATAGGAATATATAATGATATTGATGAAACGGATCCTGCTTATATAGAAATTAGTGAAAATATGGATAGCACTGCAAAAGTTCTTGCATCGATAATTAAAAAATATCATGTAAAGAAGATTGACCTCGACCGTTTATTTTATAACAAACCAGGATGTGGCGAACCATTGGATCTGACAAAAGCAAACGACCTACTTCGAACATTAAATCATGTAATAAGTAAAGAATGTCGCGATATTCGATTAAATTTGGATTACGTGTATAATATGAAAAATAAAGTCGTATCGTTCACTAATGCTTCAAACTATCTAGTTCTCTGTCTATATTACAAAGAGGATTGTATATCATCTATTGAAATAGTGGAAAAAAAACAACCTGGTTTACTTGAAATTAATTCAAAGACAGAAACTATACATGAAGGTAAAAAGTATAATAAATTGTTGCGTGCAGTTGCTATCATGATAGCAGGATTATTAGTTCCTGATGCGTCCTATGTTTCTAGCGTTGCTGTCAATCCTATTTCTGCGTGGTTATTAGTAAACTCATTTAATGGAATTATTCAACAAACAGAAGATAATGAAGAGTATTTTGCTTATATAAAAGAAACATATGGTGATGCTCCACCTCCAAAAATTACATTTAAAATGCTACAGGACTTTTATAATAAGTATACTGGTATTTATGTAGATGTCGAAATGAAACCAGACAATTTAGTAAATGCATCAATGCAGTTCGTTAAAATTGTCAATGAGATGGTATGTGAAAGAAGAACTACAAGGTCAAAGTCAAAGTCAAAATCATCCAGTCCAACTTCAAAAACGAGAAGATCGAGATCACCAAGTCCACGTTCCAGTCCAACTTCAAAAACAAGAAGATCAAAATCAAAATCGAAATCACCGAAATAAATAATATAAACTTAATATATGTCATCGACAATTGATATTAGTTCAAGTAAAGACTACCAAGTAAGAGAGAAAACAAACGTGAATGATCAAGGAATTATTCAACTTGTCATCGATGATTGCCACACATACTTCTATGATGAAAATTATGAATATATTGTATTACTTCGTAAAATAGGTAATACAAAGTTTTATAATTATACTCTTATTAAAATACGTGGTGAGTTAAATGAAGATGATCCTATTTATCTTGAACTTCTCGAAAATATTAATAATGATAGTAAAAGAAACAGTATAATAAAATCAAAACAAAATAAAATAAAGAAAATAGATGTTGATGGTTTACTAAAAAATCCTCATAAATCTTGTAGTAAACGTCTTGATCTCACTCTTGCGAGAGAAATGCTCGATACTTTAAATGTATTAATCCGCGAAAAAGGTGGATGTGAAGACTTGCGATTAAATTTGGATTATATTTATGATATGACAGGAGATGTTGCGTTATTTAGCGAACCTGCTTACAATAATTCACCGACTGAATTAATCCTTTGTTTATATTATAAAAATGTATGTGTATCATCAATTGAAATATTAAGAAGCAAACAAGAAGACATGTTAGAAATTAATTCGAAAACTTTTAAAGAATATGAAGGTAGAAAATATAACAAATTGTTACGAGCAGTTGCGATCATGATAGCAAAGAAATTACTTCCTCATTGTTCTAGAGTTGCAAGTGATGCACAGAATAAGATATCTGCTATATTGTTGCTGTTTAGTTTTAAAGGACATCTTCCACATAATGACAAAAATGATGATTATTATCGTTTTATAGAAAAAAAATATCCGGGCCAAGAACCAAAAATAACACCCAATATATTAGAAGACTTCTATAAGTTAGGATACGAATTGAATGTAGAAGTTGAATTAACTAGCAAAAATATACAAAATGCAACGAAACAGTTTACTATTGTGAAAGATACAATGAATGCTCGGTGTATAACTGAGAGAAAACGCACTTCTGCTGCTAAAAGAATTCAGAGAACGATTCGCACAAGGTTACGTCCTATAGTAAGACGACGTACCAGATCAAAGACTCCTGGAAGGTCGACCTCGCGTGGAAGATCAACAAGAAGAACAGGATCGAAATCTCCTGGAAGGTCGACCTCGCGTGGAAGATCAACAAGAAGAACTACTTCGCGTGGAAGATCACTATCAGTTAAGAAATAACTTCTGCCTCTTTAAGTTCTTCTTGAATATATTGCGTCAACAATTTGACCGTCTTGTATTTGTATTTTTTATTGTTTTTCTCTGATCTTTCAACCTTCCATTCTCTCTTTTGTATTAAGATCTACATTTATTGAATGGATTTTAATAGGTCTTATCGATTCTATATCATACTTATCCAGTGTTAACGATTTACTCGATTTTTCAATACAATATATAAATATTATAATACATGTTATAATATATGAAAAATAATACACAAAGAACACAAAGAACATGTTGTGGTTTAGCAAGTAAACTGAAGGTAATTAATAATTCGAATCAATCTGTCATACCTGAAAATACTCAAGTAGACAGAGCAGTTAATACTATCCTTTTTGTCCCTGGCGGACGTACACAATATGGTAATCGATCTGCACGATCACTTACACGCATTGCTTTTTTAGGAAGATTAGAAGGTCAGCCTGGAGGAACACTTGGAGCACTAAAAAACAAGTTTTAGAAGTTTTAGAAGGTAAAATTATAAAATAGTATTATTTCATTGCGTTATTTAGCAAATTGTCACATATAATAATTTTTTCTTTTTATTATATATGACACGTTATAAAAAAGACAATAGTGGGAATTATATTATACATGGACATAAATATGAGAAGTTGGAAGGATCTCGTGCACAAGTTGTTCATGGAACCGCATTTAAAACTAGCGGCGAATTGACAAAGAAGGACCTTTTACAGAATAAAAATGGACGTATTGTTAGTCGAAAAAAGCACGTTTTAGCGAAAAAAGAGAAGCGTCTTGTTAAGGCAGGTTATGGAACAAGAAAGGGACATTTCGGTGCTGTGCGATTATCTGGACATCATTCGAGTTCTTCAAGACGATCTTCTAATAAACGACGAACTAAAGGACACGGGCGACGCGGACGCAAAATGCGCGGCGGAGGAGGGGGAGTTGTAGCGTATAATTCTGGAGGTCCACCATCAACCGCATTTTCTTCTGTCCCATCAAATGTTACAAACATGAGTAATGCATCTACTTTTAATTAAAATAATATATAAAATATTATATTATATTATAAATGCCAAAAATTGTCAGTTCTACAAGACAAAAACGATATAATTCCAATAGAAGAAGATCTCATTGTGTAAAACAAACGAAGACTCATTGTAATATGATTAGCAGTTGTTTGTGGACAAAAGGAAAACGACACTATTGTCGCCGAGGTAAAAAGACTAGAAGAGCATCTCGTTCTCTCAGTTCTGCACGTAGAAAATTTCAAAAGTGGAAAGCATCTCTATAAAACAAAGTTGATTTTTTAATGAAATATACAATTACTTCCATGATTATTATGCTTTGCTAAAATTCCATTAGGACAACACCCATATCTTGTTCCAGAACAACCTCCAGACATTTGTGGCTGCGGTGGTTGTGGTTGGGGTGGATATTTGGGATGTTTTATATGAATTATTAAAACTAGTAAAATAACAAGTATTAAAATCACAATTAATACAACTCCTATTGTTTCATTATCCATATAATATACTCAATATTATATTGATAGATATCATGATTTAAATATTTAAAGATTTAAATACTTAAATTAGATATAATAATGTCACAACAACAATCCAATTCAAATGTTTTAACGATTAAAACCGTTCAAATAGCCCCATTTAGAACACTCATGACTGCATTGAAAGATATCTTATTAGAAACAAATATTACTTTTCAGGCAGATGGTATACGCATTATTAATATGGATAAATCACATACTATTTTGGCGCATTTGATTCTCTCTTCTCAGAATTTTGAGTTTTATGAATGTAAAAAAGAGAAAATTGTGATTGGTGTAAATATGTTTCATCTGTTTAAACTCATCAACTCGATAGACAATAATGATACATTAACAATATATATTGAAAACGCAGACTACGTAGATGGTATTGTCTCTCATTTGGCACTGAAATTTGAAAATGGAGATATTAAACAATGTAAAACACAGAAATTGAGACTTATTGAACCTGATCAAGAAGAACTAGAATATCCTGATGTCAAATTCTCTTCTGTCATTAATCTACCTTCTGCTGATTTTCAAAAAATTATTCGTGACTTGTCTTGTATCTCTGACAAACTGGAGATCAAATCGGTTGGCAATGAACTCATATTTAAATGTTCTGGACAATTCGCTTCGGCAGAAATCCATCGCGCAGAATCAGATGGTAGTATGGAATTTATTGTCAAACAAGATACTTCGAAAATAATTCAGGGAGAGTTTTCTCTGAAAAATCTGGGTTACTTCATTAAATGTACGAACTTGTGTTCTCAGATTGAAGTCTATCTAGAAAATGATTTGCCATTGGTTGTGAAATATAATGTCGCTAGTCTTGGTGAGATTAAACTTTGCTTAGCTCCATTGCCGTCATGTTAACATGATAAATAATACTACTATATTATAATAATATAAGTTTTCAAAATATTATAAAGTTATTTTGAAAACTTATAAGAAACATTCTAAAAAAGATAATATAAAATAACATTTTTGATTAATATAGATACATATAATATAATATATATATTATATGTATCAAGTATTTATATATTGTGGTGGTAAATGTGGAGGTTCTACTTTATGTACAACATTTAATAAAAATGAATATAATACAATACACGTACATAGTAGTATTACTTGGGTAAGTGTATCACAACGTGACCAAAGTATATATGAAGTCATTAATTCATCGCATCAACAATATAATCAAATTTTTATTATTGATAGTTATAGAAATCCAATTGAGAGAAAAATATCTAGTTTTTTTCAAAATATCACCATTCTTTTACCCGATTATAAAAATATGAATACACTTCAAATGATAGTCTGGTTTAATAGTAATTTTTTAAATGAAAATGAAAATTATCACCCATTAAACGAAGTACTTGCTCATTATAATGTTCCATTATTTACAACTTATGATTTCTATAACAAATATAATATAGTTACAACACCCGACAACAAAACATTTATAAAATTACGCTTTAAAGATATTAACTCGTGGGATACTATTTTGAGTAGAATATTTGATAAAAATATTATTGTACATCCTGATAATCTAACAGCAAATAAGGATACTTATGAATTATATACGCAATTTAAAAAATTATATAAATTACCCAAAACGTATATCCAAAATATAATAAATGATACAGAATTTAAAATATATAATACACCCGAAGAACAAGAAAAATATATAGAGTATTGGTCAAGTCATTCTTATTAGAATCAGAGAACAATGATCTATAAAATCTATAATAATCATATAATTTCTTTTGAATTGAATTATATGATTATAACTTATAATATTATAAATGGAATTTATTAAAGTGTTACTTAATTTGATTTATTCTATTGGATATTTCGGTGATTATATTATCTTTATTTTCGGTATTATTGTATTACTTTATTCAAATCCTATTATCGTTTGTATATCATTTATCATCTTTTTCTTTTTAGGCAAATATTTGGTCGATATCATTCGTAATATAATTAAACAAAAAAGACCAGAACGTCGTATCAAGTTTCTCACGGATGAATCCCCTACAACGAAATATGGTATGCCTTCTGGGCATAACGAATCAACTGGGTTTTCTACGATATTTATCTATTTGGCAACAAAGAAGTATCTATGGTTGATGTTGATAATCAGTGCAATCGTGGCATATCAACGATACAAGTTTCGAAATCATACTATCCCACAAATCATTTGTGGATATGGAATTGGATTATTATTGGGCTATTTGTCATTCATATTGACAAGGTGGATCGTCAAATTTTAATCATACATACAATCTTCTCAATAAATAGTATAATGTCGTATGATGAAGAAGAATATATTGATAGATTTTTTGATAGAAAACATTTTAATATAAGAAAAGATGATGATGAGATCATTTTTATTGAAGATAAAAATAATAAATTATGTTTAGAAATAATGATCCTAGAAGAAATTATCTTCATTCTCAATTTATCAAAATGTGATGCTGGACGAGGTCCCGAATTATTGAATAAAATGTTTCAGTTATCCAAATTACTCAAAAAACCAATTCATTTAACTGATGCGTCAGCCATTAAAAAATGTGGTATTTATATAAGTTTACGATGTTTACATATATTATCTTATGGAATATCTTGGTATAACACATTTGGATTTAAAAGTGAAAATCAAGAAGAAATTGATGAAATAAATCGTCGAATCATTCATCAACCATTGCGAACCTTTTTAGATTCTATCATACGTAAATCCCAAGAAATATATGATACTAGTATAAGAAATGTTTCTTCAAAAGAACGAGAGAAATTATTGAATGAATCAGAGAAAAATATATCTATGATTGAAGAAATCAGAGAAAAATATATTGATTTTATGGATGACACAACTGAACACTTTTTTCTGTATTGTACGAATCATATATTTAAAAGCGATGATTGCGATCAAATTAGATACTTAAATTGGTTACTAGAATATATTATTAAGATAAAAGCAATCGAAATTGGCGATGTTTTAGTAAGACCATATGATGAATTCAAGGGAGGAAGTAATAAGTATTTGAAATATTTTAAGAAAAGTAAAAGGCGATGCAAAAGAAATACAAAGCGGAGAATATTATCGAAAAGAAAAAGAGCAAATACTTATAAACGATGATTGACTGTATAATAATATGTTTATCCTACATATTTAATCTGTGTTAGACATTGGTCCATTGGTTTCATTTCTTTTGACTCTTTGACTCCGGTTATTCGATAAATGCCAAATTCCATAATTTCATCATTATCTGTTTCATCTAAAAAATCACGAATATCTAAGGTCATTGATACCATTTTTTTATTTTTCGATTGTGGATCGAAATAATATACTCTATTATTATATTTATATGCAATAATTGCATGACCATAAGTAAATACACCCTTCTTTGAAAAAAATATATTAAATAATGTTGCATGATTATCGGCTAAATTAGTATTAAAATAACCATCAATTGTATCTACATAACTATTCTCATAAGCAACATACTCAATATTTTGTTTCTTTAAATTAAATATATCTATAATATATTTTATTACTTCTTTATGCTCTACACCAGATTGTCCATATTTATTACACTGTAGTGAACTCGTTTTTGACATTTCACATGATCGTAGTCCTAATGCAAATAATGATTGGAAAACGCAATCTACTCTTGGCTTATCGCTTAAATTTACATATTTCGTAAATTGTTTCTTATCAAAATTAACTTGGAATAATTTGGAATTACCACGCATCATTATTTTATGTTTGTGATATTGGCGTGCATATTTTGTTCGAGGCGTTGATAATTCTTTCATTTTTCGATTTTCAGAAGAATTTGTCTGATTTGTTTTACCGTAACATATATTATTTGCACATCTTCTTGTTCCACGTTTACATCTTGGTTTTGAAGATGAACTTTTAATGGCCGATTTGGTCATACATTTTCCATTTATACATTTTCTAGTTCCATTTCCACAACGAGTTCTTGTAGTATTCATATAATATGATTATATATTATATAAATGACACATATTATGGAAAAAAATATGTGTCATTTATAATGATAAAGTAAATTATTTAGATCTTGTTACACTCAAATAAACAGAACTTCTCTATACTTCGATTTTTAATATAGAAACCATTATCTTCCAATAATTTTATCATTTTCGATGCTTCTTTGCCTTCAATAATATTATAACGATCGTAATTTTCTGACCATCGTTTTGTCGGTTCGATAATATACAGTTTACCATCAGTTTCTAATATCCGATTCGCTTCTTTGATATATTCTTCACAATTAGAACCCCACATTGCCAAAGAGAGAATACATATATCTACTGAATCTTCTTCCAAAGGAAGATTTGAAATATCACATTGAATCACATGTTCATTGGATGAAATGTGATCATAATTTGTGAAGTTAAATCGTGGATCTGCTTGATAATGTTGGGCAATTTGTGCTCTACCACATCCCATATCCACGACTTCTTTTGATCTCTTTGTTATTATTTTGTTGAGTTCTTTGATAATACGATTACGAGGGATCTCTTCTTCTGGAAAGGATTGCTCATTCTCTTCTGCGATTTCATGATATTTATGCCATAATTCTGGATTTTCTGTAAACTTATTACTAAGATTTTCCGATTTTAATCTCTTGTATTCTAGGTGTAAATCTGACAACTCGGAGTCAACTCTTGCTCTCTTTACAGAAGGGGATTCTATTATTTCTGGTGTTGCTATTACTGTTGCTGTGGCTGTTTGTAATTTCATCGACTTTTTCTTTATGGATTGTTTTGCTATTAGTTGATCTTTGTATTCTTCCAAGAACTCAGTCCATTGTTGGTATCTTTCTTCATCTTTCATACTAAGTTTTTTATTTTTATAATTATGTTGTTGATGATGTAACCATCCTCCTATTTTTTTTTCGGTTTCATTTTTTGAACTATGCGTAGGCTTTCTTTCATTCTCATCAATAAATGATTTCAATTCTATAAACTGTTTATTCCATAATTCATCCAAATCTTGGACATACTCGTTATATTCTTCCAAGAAATCAGTCCATTGTTGATATCTTTCTTCATATTTCATACCTTCTGTTTTTTTCTTATAATTTTGTTGTTGAGTTGATAACCACGAACCTAGTTTTTTTTCTGTTTCGTCTTTTGAAATTTGACATGGTGTTTTCTTATTTTCATCAATAAATATGTTCAATTCTATAAACTGTTTATTCCATAGTTCATCCAAATCTTGGACATACTCGTTATATTCTTCCAAGAAGTTGGTCCATTGTTGATATCTTTCTTCATTTTTCATTCCATATTTTTTATTTTTATAATTTTGTTGTTGATGATGTAACCATCCTCCTAATATTTTTTCGGTTTTATTTTTTGAATGTGTTGACGGTTTTCTTTTATTATCATCAATAAATGATTTCAGTTCTATAAAATTTTCGTTCCATACTTCATCATCGCTTTTAAAATACTCTTTATATTCTTCTAAGAAGTTGGTCCATTGTTGATATCGTTCTTGCTCCATTGTTTTCTTCTTATAATTTCGTTGTTGAGTTGACCACCAATAACTTAATCTTTTTTCTGTTTCATTTTTAGATTTTATTGTTGGGTTTCTCTCATTATCATCAATAAATTCTTTCAATTGTATAAAATTATTATTCCAATTATCGTCATCACTTTTAAAATATTCTTTATATTCTTCCAAGAACTCAGTCCATTCTTGGTATCTTTCTGGATATTTCATACCATCCGTTTTTTTCTTATAATTATTTTGTTGATGATGTAACCAACGACTTAATATTTTTTCAATTTCATCTTTAGATTTTATTGTTGGTCTTCTTTTATTCTCATCCATAAATGCTTTCAATTGTATAAACTGTTTATTCCAAATATCGTCATTACTCTTAAAATACTCTTTGTATTCTTCCAAGAACTCTGTCCATTCTTTGTATATTTCTTCATCTTTCATACATTGTGTTTTTTTCTTATAATTTTGTTTTTGAGTTGATAACCATTTTCCTATTTTTTTTTCAATTTCATCTTTTGAATTGTCAGTTGGTCTTCTTTTATTCTCATCCATAAATGCTTTCAATTGTATAAACTGTTTATTCCAAATATCGTCAAAATCTTTAAAATACGCTTTATATTCTTCCAAGAAATTAGTCCATTGTTGGTATCTTTCTTTATTTTTCATAAACAATTTTTTGTTTTTATAATCATTTTGTTGCTGCGATACCCATCGTCCTATTTTTTTTTCGGTTTCATTTTTTGAACTATGCGTAGGCTTTCTTTCATTCTCATCCATAAATGCTTTCAATTGTATAAACTGTTTATTCCAAATATCGTCAAAATCTTTAAAATATTCGTTGTATTCTTCCAATAAATTAGTCCATTGTTGGTATCTTTCTTTATTTTTCATAAACAATTTTTTATTTTTATAATTATATCGTTGATGCGATAACCATTTGTTTAATGTTTTTTCTGTTTTATTTTTTGAAGATTGATATGGAGTTCTCTCATTCTCGTCAATAAACTTCTTCAACTCTTCAAACTTTTCATTCCATGTATCAACAACTTCACAATCAATAACGCAACTACATATATCCTTTGTAATATCTCCAGTAATTTTCCACAGAACCCGAATATCATCATTGGTATGAACATTAATATTCATTTTCTTGCTTCTATCTGGAGCAGAAACAGATCCTTTACCCTTCTTTGTTCCTCTTTTCTCGATAATAGGTTGATAACATGTTTCATCTTCTTCTTCTGTTTTATATAGACGAATAATATCTTCACTTGTACCATTGTATTTCTCAATAGGATTCTCCAACGAGTCGGTATGGATCTCAACACAAACATCATTCTCTTCAGCAACACGCATAATCATGTCTTCATCAGTTTCATATTCTTCTTCATCAAAGCAAATATCTGTATCCAGAAGATACTCCATTGTCTCACAAAGATCGCCAACTGGGTCTTGAATTGCGTATCCTTGTCTCTCCAAGTTTCCACGAATCTCTTGTGGAGAGAAACTGTCTGGATAATGTAAGCAAATATCATATATATCTTCATCTTCTTGCTTTAACGCGCTCAATACGTTTAGAATGCCATTGAAGTTACCTCCACTCGTGTCATTCATATCCTGCCGAATCACTTCGTCGCATTTCTCTCTATCTCCTTCGCATTCCAAGTATTTAGTCTTATCAATCCAACAAGGAATCAAAATAGTCGAGTTTGCTCTGTTTTCACTGAAAACCTTTCTGACAATTCTACCAATATTTTGAATAATCTTCACATAAGAAGACTTTGGATCAACAAATACACACATATTTGCTTTCTTTGTATCAATGCCCTCACCAAGAGTTTCACATGAAGAAATAATAAATACTTTATCGTCTGGAGTTTCATCGAGGTTCTTCAATTCTTTTCTTCTCTCTTCAACGCTCTTTGAAGAAGTAAATCCTATCATTTTTATATTTTTTAATTTATATTTCTTCTTATTTGAAAATTCTGATTCCTGTATAATTCGAAATACAGCTTTGAACTTTGTTTCATCAACAAAGTTATTGACAGAAGTATCCCTTCCTGTGTTTACATCGGAATGAAAAGTCAATACTCTGCTGTTGCCAGTTGTAAGAATCGCACGAGCAATTGTTTCATAGCAATCTAAATTTGTATTATCAGTATACATATCAATCCTGATCTCAAATGGATTCAAATAGTCGTCAAACACACCCTTTAAGTAGGAATAATCATATACTAATTTACCACACATCCCATTGTCTGGTGTTTTTCTGTCATACATGATGATTCCATTAGCATTTTTAGGAGTTGCAGTAAAGAATATTTGTTTTTCACAAGCATCATTTTCAAAGATCAATTTTTGATATGTCTCTCCAACTGCGTGATGTGCTTCATCAAAGCAGCATACATTTATTTTTATCTCTCCCAAATTATCTAATAATACCTTGAAACTCTGGTAAGTAATACATATAATCTTATTAGAAGAACGAGACAGAAACTGTATAATTTCTTCAGGGTTGGTCGTGGAACCATCGTCAGAAGATATTTTACGAGTAATATCTTTTTTATCAGAAAGATAATCTGTTTCAAACTGATCTATTAAAGAGAGAGACGGAAATACATATACCAATAATGATTGGTTCTGTACAACTTGGCACTGACGCATCAATAATGATTTGCCACTACCACAGAACATTTTAACCAAACATTTATTATTTATTCGAAGTTCATTGAAAATCGAATTGTCTGCAGCTTCTTGATAATAGCGGAATGTCATTGTTTCTTTGTATAATGAATAGCTTATTATAATTTTAATTCAATTATTATAATATTAAAATTAACCCAAAATAATATAATCATTTGCGATTATATTATTTTAACAGTTGTTCATTATTTATTAATGCTATTTTGTAACTCTTCAAATAAATCTAAGTGTTGACTAAAAAACCTTACTAATAATGGAATACTAGTTGATTCGATATAATTTATGATATCGTGTATATTATTTTCCATTGGAATTCTATTATATTTTTTTCTAGAACCATGATTTCCAGCTATTTCTTGTTCAGTTTTTGGCAATAAACAATATTTAGATTTTTCAATAAAATGAACATTAATATTATGATTACGAGAATATAAATTAAATATATCATTGTAATATTTCAAATATTCATTATTATTCAATAATTGATTACCATGAATATCTATAAAATTACGATAATTTGTATTGTTACGGATTGTTAAATCAGTATTACATCCTTTATCTTCTATTTCTCTTGCATTTGTATCTAACATCAAGAGAAAAAATGTTTGTATTTTAATCATAATGGAACTCATTATGATTAAAATAACTAAGTAATTTTTAAACTATAATTTATTTTATTGATAAAATGCGAATTATTTAATACATATTATTTGATACATTCTACTTTTTCACCTTTACGGTTATATACCCAAATTTCACAATTATATCCTGCATCTTTACACGCATTTTGTTTTAAATCTATTGTTTCACGTCCTCTTGTAATTGTATAATCACTTTTAACTTCGATACATCTTTTTTGAGATGAAATAAATATATCTACAAAATATCTATGTCTTTTACTATCTACTCCATCATACCAAATCTCTGGGACATGTGATAACCCATTTAATATATTTTCTTCTGGTATATTTTCGGTATATAATAATTCATCTAATGCATAATTTTCATAACCTTGATGTTGAATAGTTTGTCCAGACGGAAATTTGTATTCTTTATATTTATAACCAGATATAAGTGCTTTTTGTAATATATCTGGATTTTGTGTTGCATGATATACTCCAAATTTGTTAAACATTGTAGTTTCTGCCTTTCTTCTTATTTCAGGAACACATGATACAAATTCAAAACCATATTTATTTATATTTGTTATTTTTGATTTATTTCTTATTTCTTCACTCTGAAATGAATGTTCAACGCCAAAATTTTTAAAACATGTTTGTTTTTTTAAAGATTTTATATCTTCATTTTGAGATGGATTTTCAAAACCAAATTTTTCTAAACAAGTTTTTTTTGATTTTTCTTTTATTGATGTATTTCGCAAAGCACAAGTATCACCATATTTTTCTAAACATGTATTTTTAATTTTAGTTTTTATATCTTCATTTTGAAATGGATTTTCAACTCCAAATTTTTCTAAACAAGTTTTTTTTGATTTTTCTTTTATTGATGTATTTCGCAAAGCACAAGTATCACCATATTTTTCTAAACATGTATTTTGAGATTTAGTTTGTATTTCAGCATTCTGACTTACATATCGAACCCCAAATTTTTCTAAACAAGTTGTTTCACGTTTTTTTATTGAAATCTGTTTTGAACATTTTTTACAATAATAACTATTAAATTTTACTAATGCTCTAAAGTTTTTTTCGAATGACTCATGACAATTGTCACCTTTACAATTTCCACAAATAATTGTATCTCTCGTTATTTTTTTCTCTTTACTATAATCTTTTTTTAATTTCAAACATTGTGTTTCACAAATCTGCTTTAAATATTCATAATTATATTGTTGTATGGTTTGTTTGGTAGCACTCATTGTTTGTTTCTTTGTATAATGAATAACTTATAATAATTTTAATTCAATTATTATAATATTAAAATTATATCCTAGTAATTTAATATATGCAGACCCGATACAATAGCGACGATTGTAGAATAGCAAAAAAATTACAAGAGATGACAGATCAAGGAAGATATATTTTGAATGTGCCTGGTTTAGGAGAGAACCCAGCCTATATTGAAGACCCACAAATACGCGCCCAGGGTTGGGGTGGTAATTTAAGAACGAATGTTTTTGAATTAGAAAATGAATTACGAGGAGTCAATCGACCTCTAAGTCGAGATTGTTTAGGAAAAGATGAATATCAGAGATTTGGACATCGGTCTGAACCAATTCAATATCCAACTAATACGAGCAATTTCACAGAAGAACCAAGGGCAACTCATCCTGCTTGGCAAGTTCGAGACTGTGAACAGGTAGATTGGTATTACCCACCACTCAATCCACAGGAGAATGTTTGCATTGGGTTCTTAAATAATATCAGTACTAGGATACTTGAGAAGGACTATTTCGTTGCGAAAGTCCCATGTAACTTATCGAATGATTATACAGCATTACCAACTTCTGTAATAAATAAAAGTAATATTCAAGATTCCAATTCATTTCAAAGAGTTAGATAATAGGATAAAGAGAGAAATAAATCATTTGTATATATAAATAATTTACAATCCAATCCAGTTTATTGCTTTAGCATTAATAAATAAATTGAATTGTAATTATAATAAATACTTTTTTACAAAGACAAACACAACATGGAGTTTATTCAAAACCTGATTCATAATTTGATACAATTATTTACCAAAAACAAAATGGTATTTATTCAAAAACGATTAAGAAATGGGGATGTTATAATACTACCTATTACAATTGAAGAAGCAACAAACTTAATTGAACAAAATGAAAAAGATGAAAAGAAAGAGAGAGAAAAAGAAGAATATGAAGAAATAGAAAGGAAAGAGAGAGAAAAAGAAGAATATGAAGAAAGAAGATATTTAACATTTTTACAAATAAGCAAATTAGCAACTCATGGTGGCCCAGTAAGCGAAATGTATCTAGAAGGAAATAGAAAGTATTTTGCTAATAAAAAACATACTTTTTATGGAGTATTATTTAAAAATACACATATATAAATAATATAAATTGGTACTTATTTACATTTATATTATTTTGATTTTCGATAATTTTTTTGAAGTTTTTTTATCGAACGAATAACATTATCCCAATCCTTTTCCCACATAACGACCAAATTATAGCCCAAATCTCTTATACATTGTTCTCTCTCTCTTGTGAGTTTATGAAGTTCTCCGTAATTTTTACCAAGATAATTATTCTCATCAGGATTACAACTTCTTGGGTCGCCGTGAAAGTTTGTTCCATGAAACTCATAAATAGTATTTGTTTCTTTACAATACCCATCTGCTTTATATTTTGTATTAGTTATCATATATTCTCCACTATTTTCCGCATGTTGAATTGTTATTTTATGATACGATGACATAAAATCCAAATATTTTACTGCTTTCATCGAATATCCACGTTTTGAACATTTTGGGCATCTACAACCACATAAATGATCTCCTGCAATTTGTATAAACTCGCCATGTATTTTACATATTATTGTTATTTTGTTGCGTCTTTTTGTATATTCAACTTTTGAATAATCATATACATTACCATGAATAGATATGGAATTTTCTATAAAATTAGTAGTTGTTAATTTTCGAGATAATGTAGTTTTAATAAAACCACATTGTAAACATCCATTACCTTGTAAATGACTGGTTGGTTGTTGTTTAAAAGAACCATGTATTTTACATATAATAATAACGTGTGTTTTACTATTTATATATTCTACTTTAGAATAATCATATTTGTCACAATGAGTTACTATTGCTTTATTAATAAACTCATTTTTTGATGACGTTATTGACTTTTGTGATTTTAATTTACCACATATTTGACAACCTGAACCCATTATGTGATTGGTTGGATTTTGTTCAAAATTGCCATGTATTTTACAAATTATCATAATTTTAGTAGAAGAGTTAATATATTTCGAATTTGAATAATTATATTTATTTCCATGTTTTGCTGTTGCTTTTTGAATAAATAATTCAGTCATAACTGTATAATGAATAAACTATTATAATTAATTAATTTCAATTATATTATAATTCATTTCAAATAGGTCGATAATAGGATAAAGAGAGAAATAAATCATTTGTATATATATTAATAATGGAATTTGCAATCCCGTTTATAGCACTTTCTGCAGCATTTGTAATTTCCAATCAAGAAACAAAAACGCAACAGAATTCACCAGAAGCACAAAATATAAGATTAAAGGGTGGATTAAAACGCATTCAAAAAGAAGAGTTTACGAATATGGGCGCCAAGGCGAATTATTTACCAAATACGAATATACAACCGCAAAATTATCCAGTCGTGAATCTAACAGAAATGAGCGATACTGTTCAAAAATATGCGAACCCAAATACAGCAACAGATAAATATTTCGATCAAACATATTATGAGAATAGAGAGAACGCAGGAAAGAAAGTAGGCAATAATCCACAAGAGGTCTATTCTTTAACAGGAAATTACTTGGACAGTAAAGAGTTTAAGCACAATAATATGGTTCCTTTCTATGGAGGAAAACTGAAAGGACAAGTCTATAAAATGAATACAAATGAGACTATTCTCGATAATATGAATGGTGTAGGAAGTCAAACGATTCAGAAGATTGAACAGGCACCGCTCTTTAAGCCAGAACAAGATATCAATTGGGCGAATGGGACACCGAATTGGTCTGACTTTTATCAATCACGAGTCAACCCTGGAATGAATAATGCGAATGTAAAACCCTTTGAGACGAAAAATGTGGGACCTGGATTAGGTAAAGGGTTTTCTTCGCATGGTAGTGGTGGATTCAATTCAGGTATGGAAGATCGTAATGCTTGGTTGCCGAAAACGGTTGATGAACTCCGTGTTTCTACAAATCCAAAAGTAGAATATACATATGACAACTTGGAAGGCCCGGCGAAATCCGCTGTTCAAAATCTCGGAATTTTAGGAAAAACAGAAAAATATCGACCAGATACATTTTTCATTCAAACACAGGATAGATGGCTCACCACAACAGGACAAGAAAAGGGACAAATGTTACAACCAATACAAGAGATCGCAGCAGAGACACATAGAAATAATACGACACAACATTATGCTGGAACGGCATCACATTTAAAGACGGGTAATTATGTGCCTGGTATAATTAAGCCGTCAAATAAGACGGAGGCGAAGACTCATGATATTGGTCATAGTACAGCAATGGGAAAAGGAACACATGAAGACAAGGAACGGCGTTTACAGAGTATAACAAATTATGAGAATAATCGTAGTTCTGGAATCCAACCAGATACATTTCGCAGTTCATTTAGTCATGCAATTGGTGCGGTTATCGCGCCTTTTATGGATGCTTTAAGACCGACAAGAAAAGAAGAGTATGGTGATAATTTACGCATTTACGGAGATGGTGGATCAAGAGTGCCAGCTCAATATGTAAAAAATCCCGGAGATGTACCTGCTGTAACAGTGAAAGATACAACTCTTTTCTCTCCCGACTTTTATATTGGAAATCAATCTTCAAGACAGCAGGTATTATATAATCAACAAGCGATAACGAATCAGAGAGATTCGACAACTTGTGGATACATAGGAAATGCAGCTTCTGCATTTAATGCACAGACATCTCAAGAAGCAAATATGCGACAGAATAATAATAATAATCTGGAATCAACTCAAATAACTTATACTCCAAATGGTGGAACACAGATTTTCAATCAACAAATGAATGTGAATATTCCTCGAATAGATACAGATAGAGAGAACCCGAGAATGTGGGTGCCAAATTGTTCAAATATTGCGCAATTACCGATGGGCAAAGAACAGTATGGTGAGATGAAAGGAAAGCAGTCGTATCAGGAAAATATTAATTTGGTTCGTAATGAACCAGATATTCTCCAAGCATTTAAGAGTAACCCATACACACAGAGCTTGTCTTCATGGGCGACAATATAAGAACTTCAATAAAATAATAAATTGATATACTTTATTATTTTATAAATTAATTTAAACCTTCAGAAAAACAAAGTTTTCAAACATGTGCGATCAAATGATTATTAAAAAAATCGAAAAACTACAAAAAATTCTCGATGAAGATGGGCCAGACCCAGATATTGAAGAGATGATTCGTTCTTTGACAAAAAAAATTACACAAGTTACGAATATTCCACCAAACGTTGTGGAAGAAAAAAACGATGATATAGAAGATGTTACAACTGCAGTTGAAGACGAAACTGAAGATGAAGACGAAGATGAAGATGATGAAGACGATTGTGATTCAACTGAAGAAGAGTCGATCGATGATATTTTAATTTCTGACATTGATAGTGTGGTGACAGATATACCATCTAATTATGAATATCGTGTTCAAGTCAAATATAATAGAGATCAATTAAAAGAGATTAATTTTGACAAATCCGAATTTAAGATACAACTCAAAAGATTGGTAAGGAAAAAGATCAATAGTATGTGGATAAATAAATTACACCCACTTCAAAAAGAATATGGTGAAAAAATTGCTCTCAAATATAATGACAAATCGATTGTCATTCAGCTGGTTATTGCGAGAACTCAAACCGGGAAAACAGGATGTATGATTGCTTTTGTGGATACTTTTATTAAGAATGAAAATATACCATATAACAACATATATGTTATAACTGGCATCTCTTCGAAAGATTGGAAAAAACAAATAAAGAGTCGTTTTCCAAAATGTATGGAAGACAGAATATTTCATAATAATGATATCGGGAAAACATTTAAAGAAGATGTGCGTGGAAAGAAAAACATTCTTGTTATGATAGATGAAGTTCATATGGCAGCAAGAGTTGGACAAACAATCAGTAACGTGTTAATAACACTTGGATGGAATCTCGACTACATGATGGAATATGATATCAAAATTGTTCAATTTTCAGCAACACCTGATGGATTACTGTTTGCTTTAAGAGATGCAAAATGGCCAGAAAAGCACTATTCTGTTACAGTCATGCCAAATGGAGAAGGATATTATGGAGCAAAAGAAATGCGTGCGAGAGGACAGATTAAACAGTATAAACCTGTTTGTGGAAATATTAATGATGGTGAACAACAAGGCAACATTGAAGAAATATATAATAATATTACAGAGAATCTCCGCGATATTCTCTCTTTTGATACACCAAAACACAATATATTCAGAGTAAAATGCGGAACAGCTGATTATGTTAAATATAATATCGTTCAAACGATTCGATCAAGGTTGACACGTGATGAACAAAATTGTTTCAATATTGAGTTCAGTGAATATACTCAAGATGGTGATATTGATGATATTGATAAACATATAGAAACCGTTCCTGAAAAACATACTTTTATCATAATCAAAGAAAAGTTGAAATGTTCCAATACATTAAAATATAAATGTAATATTGGTATTATGGTGGAAAGATGTGTCTTTACAATAAATGATTCATTTATTACCCAAGGATTACTTGGGAGATGTTGCGGTTATGGAGAACACAAAATCATTTGCTACACGAATATTCCGACAATTCAAAAGTATGAAGAGTTATTTGATGGTGGATTTACTAGAGAGACTCTTTCCAGAATAGGATGGAATAGTAATACCACAATTGAAACAAGTGAAGGAACAAAAACAATACAAGATACACATACTTCTGCAGAACAACTCATTACAAGTGTAGCAGAAGACATGCTGGCAATGCGTATCGAAAAACAAAGACTAAAAGAAGCAGACGTCTTGCGGAAAAAAGAGAATAAAATAAACAGAACAGAAAAGCTCAAGCGAGATGAAGAAAATACGTTTATTACGCAGCATTTTCCTTGTGAACCAAATGAAGCAAGTCTTCGATCAAAATTCCAAGAAGTCAAAGAACAACATCTTAGAGAAAAATTACATACATATAATTGGCAACCAAAGTTCCGTGAATATTTTCATGAAAGCAGGTTGATTTCTGGAAAATACAAATCTATTATAAGAAGTAAAACCCAAGTGAGAACGTATGAAGATATTAAAAAAGATAGAACATATGGACTTGCTAAAACTAGTAAAACATGTGCAAGACTTTATATCTGTTATCAAGGCGAACAGGTAGGTTTTGCGATTACATATTTGATTAATTTATAAATAAACTAAATGAAATGAAGTATTATAATATTTGAATGGGATATAAAATATATTTTTTTACATAAAAAAAAGGGGGAGAGTGTTAGTATTAGTTTGTAAAGAAGATTGATTGATTTGACTTACCTTTTGTTTGTTTTTCCGTCGCTACCCATTCCGGGCTTTATACTTACCTTTTTGAATTTTCTCTCCACATCCACTTGCTTTTGTTGCATTGCCCATGCCATTCTGTTCTTCTTCTTACTTTGTTGCCGCATCACGAAGCAAAGCTCCGCCGATTTTGCCGCACACCCATGTGCCGATGACCACCCACATTTGGGTGATTACAGATCCACCATTGGTAATGACCCATCGCATCGCTTGGCAATGAGGGGCAGGGGCAACAAAGGCCGACTTGATCAATCCCCAGACTGATAATTCCGCGCAGTAAACCGGATACAAGTTGGCTGCCGCAAAATGGAGCACGATCCAGCACAAATAGATTCCACTCACATTGATAATAAATTCCATCGCAATTTTAGCGTATTTGAGAAACGTTTGAAACATCATTGTTGTTTTTTTTAAATGCGTTACTCTTTAACTCCAAAAAGTAATTCAATTTTTTTGTGTTGAGTGTGATTTTTAAATAACTTAAAAAATGAAAATAAACATGAAAAACGAAACACGAAAAATTAAAGAACCATGATAGTTGGATAATGTTCACCCATTACACGATGGATGTCTTCTTGAGAAGCATCGTGGTTCAATGAAAATAATCCTTTGTTGTCTACTCGTATCTCTCTATATACAATAATTGGATTATTATTTGACATTTTCCAATAAATAATTTTATGTGCTCGGTTACTGGCATCATATCCCTTCTCTATTGCATATATATCCGAAATTGCTACAAAGATTGTATAATTATCTTCTAATTTTTCATAATAAATACAATCATCTGTTTCTGTAGTGTTTAAATTACAAGTCATAAATGCAAAATAACGGAGCGGTTTATTTAATCCACAATCTGGTTTTTTCGATCGAATCATTATTATTTGTTCTGTATTATCTACTGGTAAGATTAAATACCTTGCACTGTTATTTGTAAAATAGAGAGATAAATTTTGTTTACTGAAACAAAAACCATTAATAGACATATCAAGATTTTTCTTCTTCAAATTAATTAGTATTTTATATACATATGTTAAATATGCTGTATTTTGCTTTATAATATCAAACTGTATATGATTCTCATTGATTAATTCGTTCAATGTATTCGATGGATTATTTGAATAAATACGAACAATTGCGATACAATAATCTGTCGTTATATATTCAGTAGAATCTATATGATCATTATAATATTCCACAATTTTACCAGTATTATCATAAAAACTAATATTTAATAGATTATAATTTTCTCTCATTGCGAGATCAAAACTATGATAATCTATTTTCTGATTAGGAGGTAAAAATGTCATAATATAGAGAGAGTAATAATCAGGAAAAGCAATATTACCAGTGAATGGTGCGTTTGTACAAAAAGACATATTTTGTATAATATTCTTAAAAGATAAATGAATCAATGTATACTTGATAGCATAACTTCTGTAAATGACATAAAAACACAAATGAATAATATTTTCCATCCAAATAGTAAACATATTTTTAAAATACGATTTCATATAATATAAGTTTAACACCATACATTTATTATTTATGATGTTTATTATTAATTAAAAAAATAAATCATAGCCATATAAATATATGGAACAAGAAATTATTGAAGAAGTAAAGGTTGCTATAAATGAAAAAAAAACACCTAGACGTGCTACTAGTTTAGGTGGACAAATATACAGGACAGAAGAAATTAATCAAATTGTTGCAAAAACACAAAGAAATGTAAATCTCCTTGTCGAATATTTGGATATTATTCGTAATTATAGAGAACTTACACAAGAAATGCTTGATGTTATTACAACATTTGATGATCGTAGTAAAATGTTAATTATCATAGAATATAATACTTGTATGAACTCAATTCTACCCATACTAGAAGAATAAAAAATCCAGATTACACTGGAAATATATTTGGTTTTTATAATAATATTTTTCTGTGAATAATATTATTCTTTATCTGGGTGAAACTCATACTTTTCTTGTGCCCATTGGCGAATTTTGCTTTTGTAGTGTTTATTATAAGTTAGATTCAAATATTTTCCAATGTTATGTTCTAATGTATTATATTGAGAATAATAGAAATCGTGAGAAATCATGTTTCTTTCAAGATGTGACACAGAAGATAATAATCTGCCTCCTTCAATAAAGTAGTTTGGCAGAATAGATTCTTGTTCCACAAATTCACTGAAGAAAGAAGATTGTGGTATCAATGATGCCACGTATTTTTCCGGAAAGATATTCTTCCAAAACGAATAATCGTAAATGTCATAGTCACTCATTCTTTCTTTGCGAGATAACTCAAATAGAAACTTGAGAATATTCATCATATCTGTTTCGAATGATTCCTTTTCAAAGAGAACAGAATATGTATTGATCGTTGTCATTGTTGAACTCATAATGATTGCTTTGTTTTAGTGTTATTCTTTTTTCATAAAAAAAGTAAATCAATTTTTCCAACCTTCCCACTTCTCTTTTGCTCCACTTTAGAAAGTGGATTTACTTGGGTGAAAACCCATATTCATCTTGTGCCCATTGGCACATTTTATCCATATACAGAAGATGATACTTTAGAAACAAGTATGTGCCGATATTATTATCTTTTGAAATGTAAATATCATAGAAGTATCCATTTATATCCATTTGATTCACAAGAACCATAATATCTGTAATAAGTAATTTTCCACGAATGTGAAAGGCTGGCATCATTGCAATATTGTATCTTCCAGGAGGAGGATTTAACATTGCGACACATTCGTCCCAGAATATCTTTTTCCAGAATAATTTAGAATAAATATCATAATCATTCCGTACTATATTGCAATCCGTTTCGTTGTCATATTTTGTAATATAAATACGAAACAGAAACTTGAGAATATTCATCATGTCTGTTTCGAATAACTCATTATCAGGGAGAACAAGCGTAATCGAAGATAATGTGATTGTTGATGCTGACGTTGTTGATTCTGTTGCGGACATTGTATTGTTCTTGTTGTTTTGAGATTTGTATAATTTTATTTATATAAAAAAAGTATATCAATTTATTTTTTAGTATAAATAATAATATTATACATATATCCAAATATCCAAATATCCAAATTTGATATTATATTATTTAGGAGAGAAATCAATATCAAACATTTCAACCCATTGCTTCAATGGTCCTTTAAATCGCGCAACATAGTAATGTTGTATATATTGTAATATATTTTCATTCAAAGAGTTCATTTCAATGAACCCGTATCGTGGCTGGACTACAAGTCCTTCTCGCCAGTCACATGAACATTCTCGTAAATATCCACTTACCTCGGCATCATTATTTAGTCCATCGCCAAGTTCTTTGAACTGCTCTATACTGGTATGCCATAATAAAGTAAACTGTCCAGTTTGTGGTCTCGGATAAATAAATGAGCGATAGAAATCAGATGTCGATCCAAAATCCCAAAAGAATGAGGATTCCAATGACGGGATGCCTCTTGTATTTATTACGGGATATTTGGCGAATGACTGTGGAATATCAACCAATCTCTCCAAATGAAATTTTATCATTTTCAACATGTCCAATTCAACTAGATTTAAATGGTCTTCTGTGATATTACTAGAATTCCCGGCAACGACAAGTTCTTGTATTATATCACAAAAGTCTTCTTCAATTTCTTCAATTAATATTCTTCGACGAAGGCAAAACCGTTCATCATCTGCGATCATTGGTATTGATTCAGTGTTCATTTTTGTTTGTTTGAATTATCAAAAATCATATAATAAAAAAGTATATCAATTTTTCAACCTTTGGGAAATCAACCTTTAGAAAAGGTTGCGCCAAATAACGCCATATATTATTGACTTTTTACTCCACTTTAGAAAGTAGATTTTCAAAAGTGTATTATTTAGGAGAGAAATCAATATCAAACATTGCACCCCATTGTTTGATTGGTCCTTTAAATCGTGGTTCATAATAATGCTTGATGTATCGTAATATATTTTCATTCAACGACACAGAAGTATCGATGCGAAATGGAATTGTTGTAACACGTTCTTCTCTCCAGTCGTTTGTACATTCAATTAGATACTCGCGGACAACATCATCATCATTCAATCCATCCCCAAGTTCTTTAAACTGCTGAATACTATCCATCCAATAGATCGATAATTTTCCATCTTTTGGAGGTGAATAATTGAATGAATCGATAAACCATCCACCAATACCATAATCCCAATAACTACTAAGACGCTCACTAGTAATCGGGATTCCTCTGGAGTTTAAATGCCATTTATGAGTGCTGTAACCAAATGAACCTGGTTGTATACGGATATCAGCGAGTCGTTCCAAATGAAATTTCACCATCTTCAGCATATCCAATTCAACCGGATTCAAATGATCTTCTGTGATTTTATCATGAACTGATGATAATTTGAATTTTTCCAAAATGGGACGTCTAATATTATATTTTTCTTCTTCTCTGATATTCATTGGGTTTGTCATTCGTCGTTTGTCTTTTGTAATGTACTGAAATTGATATAATAAAAAAGTATATCAATTTTTCCAATTTCAAATTGACACTATATAATATCTCCATGTTTGAACCAAAAGTAAATTATTTCGGGCAGAACTCTGGTGCGGCAGCCCATTGCGTAAGCGGGTCTCTGAATCGACCAATATAATATACTTCAATGTAGAGTAATATGTTTTCTTCAGGCATATAATGATCTTTCACACGGAATTTCTCCCAACAACCAGGGATGCGTTCTTCACGCCAGTCATTGGAACATTCGGTTAAATATGCCAATATATCATCAAACTCGAAAGGATTTGCTTGTTTAAACTTTTTTACACTGTTAACCCAAGAAGTTGAGTAAGAGTATGTATATGATTTTGGCCAATGAAATGTATCTGGAAAATGATAATCCCAGAACTCTATATCTGTTGACAAAGGCATTCCATTTTCACCTGGAATAAATTTTGGTAAACACTCATGTCTTTCCAAACGATAAATATGAAATTTCATGATATCTAAGAAGATCATCTCAACTGGATTCAAGTTTGCTTCTGTTATGCCGATATCATTACAGTCGACAATCACATCGTCATCTTCATCACCAACAACATTAACATTGATTTCGGGTTGATCAACAATTTCTGTTGTCCCAGGTCGACGAATCGCCCATTTTCTCTCATTTTCTTCTGCTTGTTCTCGTGTTTCGGCAATCATAGTTCTTTTATTCTTTTGTATTCATATTACTTTCTGTAAAAGTAATTCAATTTTATAATTTATAAATATAAAATGTTCGTAATAAAAAATATTATTGTATTATGATATTATGTTATGTTGTATTTTATTTTTATTATTATTTAGGCGAAAATTCACACTCACATGCTTGAACCCATTGTATTA